TTAAGTTTTTCCCTCGTCAGCCAATCCAGCCCGAATCTGCCGCTTATACTTATAATAGGTATTCCGGGCAAGCCCTGTCAGCTTCATGCACTCCACATCGTCCAATGTACCACCAAATGCCTTGCAGTGGATACGGATTTTCTCTTTGGCGGCTTTGGACTTCTTGGTTTCAAATCCAGCACCTTTCTTACGGCCAACCTGTTTTCCATTCAGCTTTGCTGTTACCAGTCCTTCACGAGTACGCTGGTGCAGGTCTGCCACCTCTTTTTCGGATTGCTCAAATGCCAGCTTAATCTGCTCCTTTGCCAAAGCCATCAGATATTCATTGATGCCTTTTAAGATAAAATCCACATTTGTTCCAGTCATGGCAATGCTGCCCGACAGGGCCTTTTTGTAAGTTTCGGTATCAATGTGATGCTCCTTCAGAAATACCAACCGGACACCCTTATGGTAGAGATCCTCATACAATGAAAATCCTTCTTCTGCATTTCTGGACATTCGGGAGACAGAATCGAACACCACCGTATCTCCATCTTTCAGAATCCGATACAGCTTGCCCCATTCTGGTCGGAGGATGGAAGTTCCAGTATAGGCTTCCTGCACAATGTGAACTGTCGGGTATTCAGCCCTGATATTACGAACCTGACGGTCAATGCTCTGTTTTACAGTGGAAATTCTGCAATAGCCGTAAATACTCATAACCCTTCTTTCTGTATCAAAAATGCCGAACGTCATTTTAGCGTCACCGATTTGCCTTAGCAAATCGGTTTCATCACGCTGTGATTGATACTTTTCTATACCCACGGCATTTTTAATACTTTTTCCTGCGAGCCTTAGTCATCCCTCATAAACTTCAAAAGATTGTCTCCGTTGACGAACGGTTCGCGCCGTCCGTCACCTGCGATAACTTTTGAACTTTATAGGGAACGACACGGCTCGCTCTTATCAACGGTTCAGATACTGATTCATAAACTCTCCCACCGTCACACAGGGCTTTTGATTTTTCTCTGCTCCTCCAAATGGGTCATAGTTCCAGTCCGTCTCTTCGTCGATATACCGCCGTCCGTCATCGGGTAGCTCCAACGGCTCTGCAAGAATAATCGTTCCCCAGTGATTGACCATGATAAATGGTGCAATCTCACAGGGAATTCCTCGGCAGTCATCATCATGCCGCACATCGTAGACATACAGACTATCCGGGACGGTATCTCTTTTGATGCGGAAGTTAGTGAATAATGCAGGCTTTCCGCAGACAGTGATTTCTTCATAGTGTTCGGTCATCGCATTGCAAGACATATAAATTTCTCCTTTATGCCACATTAAGTCGGGTAGCTTTATAGCAGTCAACGCACATTCCCTCATGGGTATTCGCAAACTCTGCCGCCTGCATGATAGAGCCATCTTTCAGCTTTACTCGTTTGATGGGCTGATTACAGCGGACACAGATGCAGGGCATGGGCGGCTGTTCCTGCTTCTGACTGGTGGATTGCGGCTTCGTTTGCTTTTGGGATTCTGCATCTGACTGCTGTGCAGCATCTTCCGGCAAATCCTCTCCGGCATAAACGTACAGGCCCAGACCAAACATAGCAAGGTTCTTCACCAAGCACCGCATGATAGCCTTATTCACATCGAACATAGAGGCTGCTTCTACGGTGCGTTCTTCCATGCCGCTCTTTTCACGGCGGCGAGTCTGCGGATTGTAGTCCCATTTCGGAGTGGTGTAGGTGTAAGGGGTGGCTTTCATCGCTTTATTTGCGCCATCCAGTACAGGCAGCCACATTTCGTGCGAAACGCCCTCAATCGTGACCGAGGTATACACCATGAAGCCGGTTATGGGGTCATAAACATAGGGTAGGCCGTTGAATTTCTTGACCTCATAGCTGGCAGCGGGATACAGTTTTTTCACCTCTGCCCAGGCATACGCCCAGCTTACATATTTCAGCTCGGTATTGCCGGACTTCTTGACTTCCAGATGATCTTTGAAGTCGATAGCAAATAATTTTACGAATAGATTTTCCGTAGCCATAAGATAACCTCCAAGAAAAAAGGCAGCAGAGAAGCTGCTCTCTGCCGCCATACAATTATGCCGCATGAACGATGGTAAACCTGCGGCTGCTTACATTTTTGCTGTATTGGTTGAAAATGTCCGGCTGCTCTTTCCGCAGGCGTTGGGAATCCACACGCTTGCTTTCGGAGGACACCCACGACACCTTATAGCCGGGAGCTGTACCGTAGGCGGCATCCTGCATTTCCAGCTTCACTTGCTGTTCAATCGCAGTCTTTTCCTGCTCCAACTGTTCGATTTGGTCAGAAAGAGACTGCCGTTTGTCCAGCAGGTCACGAACTGCATTCAAATCAGCCGTTTTGCTCTTATCATCGTCAGAATACATCTGGTTGATTTGCTGTGTATCTCCCTCGCTTCCGGTAGGTGTAGGCGCAATCTCAGGCATCACATTGTACTTCCAAAAATGCTCTTCTTCGGCAATGAGATTATCCAAAACAGCCTTATCACTGATAATTTTATGAATTACCAGCTCTTTTCCGAAAATCAGAGCAGCAATATACCAGCAGTCGAAACCGCTGACGGCTAAGTAATGATCAACCTGCGCCAGATAGTGAGCCGGGATTTTGCCGTCTGCCCACTTATCTGCGGAGAAGGGCGAAACTGTCTTGCATTCCAGCCCTGCTTTCTGCCCAACGATCAGGCGGTCAAAGTCTGCCAGAAGCAGCGGATGTGCCTCGCTCTGGTAGATAGCATTTGCACGGCGTACCTTCAGGCCGGTTGCTTCGGAGAACCGCTGCGCCACATAATCCTCCAAGTCACGACCCTGCCGCATGGCTTCGTTGTCGATATTTTCAATGGTATCGCTGATTTTATCGTGGTACACCTGAAATGCCGAGCGATAGGGATTCAGGCCAAGGATAGCCCCGGCATCCGTGCCGGTAATACCGCATTTACGGTAACGCAGCCAATCTTCTTTGGACAGATTTATTGTGGAAATCAATCGTTTCATGCAATATTCAACTCCTGCTTCATGTTTTTATCGGTGATTTCAAAATCGTATTCCACCAAATCCTGAATGACAGTGGAAAACTCATCTACCAGTGTACGGTCATCATCCAGCCACAGGGCATACAGAAAATCCAGAATGTTCCGCTGCACCCGAAGATGGTTCCAGAAACGCTCATCCATCTTCTTTTCGGTATCCAGCGTGATTAAAGCACTGACGATGGTGCTTTTCATCGTAATTTCATAGGCCGTACTGGAAATAGGTTTCGGAAAATTCTTCTCGACACTATCAAGGAACTCAGAAAATTCCCGAACGGCCCGGTTGCTTACATCGTTCATGATTCGCTCCTTTATGCTGCGGCCAGCACCATCTTATAAGCTTTATCAATCATCGGATTGCCCTCTGCGGTGCGCAAAAACAGATTTTCATTGTAGTTCCGGGTCTTGCGGATGGGGTCTGCATGGGTGGCAAAATCTGAAACAGCGTTCACAAACCGCCAGCCGTTCTTTCCGACCCACTCCAAATCAGGTGCGTTATAATAAGCGAGCCTTCAAATCTTCCTGCAAGCGCAGGTTGTTCTTCCGTTGGCCATCGGTCAGATCTTCGGCGACAGGGAAGAACTCGTTGATAAACTCCTGCACCTTGCGGTCAGACAGCTTGATTGTGGTCAGCTCATGGATGCCTTTGCCCAGTTCCCCCATATAGCTGTTGGCAAGCTGCAAGGTTTCACGAGCGTCCTGCACCCGGAGCAGAACATTTTCAGTGTGGCGAGCAGTCCAGATGCGCTTTGCAGTACCCAAAGCCAGATTCAAGGTGTTCTGGCAGACCACACGAACCGGGGTCATGGCAACTTTTACACCAGAGCTGCCATCGTGACTGTTGAAGAACACAAGATATGGGGTCACTTCATCTCCGGCGATGATATACTTCTCCGGCAGCTTTGCCAGCATCCAGACTTTTTTGCCGCCCTGCAAAGAACCGGCAGTCTCATAAGTAACGCCCTCACCCAGCAGGTCATCGGTGAACTGGAATGCTTCTTCGTTCTGCACAATGCGGTAGCGGTCAGACACCACGCCCAGAACAGCATCATCCGTGCTGCGGACATTGGCACGATAGCCGGGGATCATAGCACCCGTGCCGGAATAGATGTTGCGGCTTTCCACCTGCCAATCCAGACCAGCCAGCTCCAAGGCTTCACGGCTTGCAGGGGCATCCATCACGATGCGGCCAAGGCCATGCCAAGGGGTCTCACGGACAGAGAACATGGTTTCAACATTTGCAGACATAACTACTACCTCCTAAAATTTTAATGTGATTACTTGTTTTCGAGTTTATGGGCGATCCAAATAATGAGTATTACAGCAGTTTTCCCGATTGCCTTTGCACCCTTCATCAGAATCTTTACCATAACATCAGCCATTGTTTTTCCTCCATTTTTAAGTAAAAAGTAAAGACCTGTGGACAGAATCAAACTGCTCACAGGTCTTTCTATAAAGATAATATATAACTGTAATTTTTTCAGATACGCTTTGCCTTGTGTCGGGTGTGTCAAATGTGTCAGGTTTTTATGAAACTCTCTATATATTTCTTTATTTTTATCCCTTCTACTCTATTTTTTCTCTTAGATAAAGCGATAGGATAAAAGAGAATAGATAATATATAATAAAGGTTTCTCGAAAATTCTGACACATCCGGCACAGCTGACACAGTACTTTACGGTCAAGTTTTTGTGCGGATACCCACGGCTACTGTGAGATCATGCCACTCATTTTTACGAATCCCCTGATTTCGGGAAGCCTTAAAAGCCTTTGCTTCTTCAAATGAAATCGTAAAACGAGCCATCTCCATAAAGCCATCCAACGTACAAGTGGCACTATTTCCACTCTGCACTTCTGTCAGTTGGAAATCAAGTACCCAGCGGTATTCCTCATTCGTCAGCGGCGTGATCTGCGCCACACAGCTATTGATAAGCTCCCGGTTAACATCATTTCTAGACGCCTTCTGCCACTCATCCAACTTCTGCGCAATTAAATTCATATCAATGGTTCCACTGCGCTCATCCTCCTGTTCCACATTCTCATATTGAGATTGCAATTCTGCAATCTGCGCATCCAATCCCTTCCGCCGCTCTGCCAATTCCTGTTTTGTGATGATTCCGTCTGCACACAGGTCTATGTACTTATCCAGACGCTCCCTCTGTCTGGCGATGCTGTTTTCCAGCATCGCCTTTCTGGAAATGCGGACAGTCTTTTCTTCTGCCATGCAGCGGTTCAAAATTTTATAGACCTCTTTGACTGTTTTGCCCTTGTCAAAGGTGAGATGTTCAAATACCTTTGCTGCCATCAAGTCCAGCTTCCACTCACAGATTGCTCTGATTTGGCAGCTAATTCCCAAGTCCAAGCCATGCTCCTGCAAATAGCTGATGCTTGGCCTACGGGTACGGCGATAACACTGAAATCCATGAACTACTGCACCATCCCGATTTACACGCCACTTGAACTGGATAAATCCTGCGCCACAGCTGCACCGCAGTTTTGCCGTCCAGACTGACTTTGGTGTATTTCTCATATACTTGTGCTTTTTTCCATTTTCATCTATTACCCGTGTTGATTTCGATGCCAAAATTTGCTGACATCTATCCCACATTTCTTCTGATACCAAAGGCTCAAAGTCGCCTTTCACATAGATGTAGCTGCTCTCGTCCAGATTTTTAACACGTTTCTGCGTCAAATATCCGTCGCTGTGGGATTTATTGTAACAGATGCACCCTTTATAGGTTGCATTATGTAGAACTCTGCTCACCTTGGAAGCGTCCCACGAAACATGGCCGCCTGCATCCAATCGGCCAAGGCGGTATAATTCGTTTACGATTTTAACCAACCCATTTTCCCCGGTAGAATACATTTGGAAAATCAGTCTTACCGTTTCAGCTTGGTCAGGGTCAGGAACATAGGTTCCGTTCTCCCTGCGGTATCCTAAGATGTTTCCGCTGCCATATAAAACGTGCTTCTCCCGGCTGATTTTCTGCCCAGCCTTCACGCGCTCTGAAATTTTGCGACTCTCATCTTGTGCCATAGAAGACATGATCGTCAGCCGAAGTTCGCCATCGTTGGTCGCCGTGTTGATACCATCGTTGATGAAAAATACGTCCACCCCACGTGCTTTCAACTCCCGTGTGTAGGACAGCGTATCAACTGTATTTCGTGCAAAGCGACTCACTTCGCGAGTAATGATTAGGTCAAATTTGCCCTTCTGAGCATCTTCCATCATGCGCAAAAACTCTGGCCGCTTCTGTGCTTGTGTTCCGGTGATGCCTTGGTCTACGTAGACCTCCACGATTTTCCAGTCCGAATGCCGGGAACATTCGATTTTATACCACTCCAACTGATTTTCTAGTGCGTTGATTTGCGCTTCATGTTCGGTTGAAACACGAGCGTACACGGCTACTCTCATAAAATTTAACCTCCACTGTCTCTGACTCTTTTCTGCGGCAAAAAGAAAGGCTCTGGCAGAATCCCCTCCACCAGAGCCTTTCTCTGTTGTTTACGAAGCCTTAGCAGGCGGTTCCTCCTCCTGCTCACGCTTCATCCGAAGGAAGTTCTGATAGGTGGGCAGGTTGATTACCCCTGCTGCAAAGAGAGCTTCCACCAGACAATAGGCCATCGCCTTTTCGTCAATTTCCAGCATTGTGATACCTCCCTTGGTTATCGTTAATGGTGCTTAGAGTCAGAGGTATAACGTATCATCGAAGAATCAGAAGTTACGGACGGAGCTTGATTCCTTGGAAAGCAGATACCGGATTCTTTCGGACAATCATATCCTCTCCTGTACACCGGGAACGAGTATGCTTCAGCCCCATTTGGGTAAGTCCTTTTGTGAACGCCGTTTGGCTACACGCCCATATATCCTTCTCCTTGCAGTAGTCAAAGTAGGCATTATACAGGTCTTCTGTAGCAGTCACCGCTTTCGGCTCGCTCATATCACAGCTTTCCTGTACAAATTTTCCTACGGTCTTCGCAATAGAGTCTCTGACAATGCACTTTGCGTCGTCCACCTGCGGAATTTCTGGGAACTTGTAGTTAAGCTTCACCAGTTTTCGTGCATAATGCAGGGACTTGGTAACAATGGCATCTCGCTCATCCCAGATTTTATCCTCCAAGTAAGGGTCCTGCTGGTCATCCGGGATGGATTCATTGAAAGGAAGAAACACAATCCGTTTTTGAAGAGCATCGTCCTCACCGTCAATACAAAGTGGATAATTTCCGGCAAAGACAAACTTAATTCGCCTTGTTAATGTTACTGGGCTGAGATATTTGCGTTGCACCGTAATAGAGTCTCCGCCTGTAATCTGTTTAAGCCGTGAAGCTACTTCTGCATTGAGCTTCGCATTTGGCATATCCAACTCAAGATTGATTACCGCATTAAGGAAAGACATTGATGAAAACGTTCCTTTCATTTCTTGAAGTCGCAGATTACCGACACTTTCCTTCGGATATAACCGTTGGATAAAGTTACCCAGTACGCTCTTGCCGCTGTCTCTGGCATAACCCATAACAATGAAGAACTTGCCTCGTGCCGGATAAATCATCAGGTATCCAATCGCCATCCAAAAACGCTCCTCCAGTTGAGGATTTCCATGCGTAATCTGCTTTAAGAAGCTATTGAATACCGGACATTCTGCCGATTCATCGTAGCTCGCCTTGATATAGGTAAAAATCAACCGTCTTGGGTCATGCGGCTTCAGCTCTTTCTTCATCAGATCATAGACGCCATTTTCTAAAGGTGCATGGATAGATTGGTTCTCTGGCTCACTACGTTCCAATTCCGGATCAGTGGTGCAACACTGATACAAGTCTTTGTACGCATATAGACTCGGCTCGTTGTTAAGGTCATAGTCCACGTATTTTCGGTAGAGTTTTATCAGCTTCTCAAGGCCGATTGCTTCATAGTAGTAACCGTTGTAATAGTACAACACATCTCCACAGACAACGATGGGAACATATTTTTTGAGCTTTTGAACCATCTCCACAATCGATCGCCGTTTTGAGGTTTTCAGCCCAGCTGATTTTGTCGATTGGGCATCGGCGTGTTTTCTCGTTGTGTTTAATGTGTCCTCATTTTTCGGAGACTCTATAGCGGCTGCATTAGAATCTTCAAACGGATTAGGAGTCCACTTTTCGCTGTCCGTGCTTGTTGTCTTGTATCGTTCAGCATCTCGTCTTGCCTTGATTTTGTTGCGTATCGCCTCCTTTGCAGAAAAAGTGGTCTGTTGTTCAACTCGCTCTCCCATTGCACAAAGCTCGTCAAGCGATGGAATGGCTTCCTCGCTCTTCAAGCTCCCCTCTCGTAATTCGCCAGCTTCGTCCTCGATTTTTAGAGCAAGCTTCCGCTGCTTCTCCTCTTGCTTTCGACGAAATTCATTCTTTCTGTTACCGTTCAGATTATTCATGGTTCGTACCCTCCGAAGTAGCATTCTGGAAATACATCTGGTCAATCAGCTTTTCAATAGGATTCCGATTAAGGTTTCCAGAGAGGAGATAATCCATTCTGGTCAAGCCCTCATTCTTTCCATCTCCGACCCAGAGATACCCCATCTCTTCATCGCAAGCGTGTACCATCAGCTCGTAAAAGCCATCCAGTTCGAATTCGTCTGAACTGTCAATCACAATAGGCGATTTCATTTGTCCTCGAACAAAAACGCTCCCAGAGATTTGGCCAGATTTTGAAGTTTTTGCGCTGAACTGAAGCGGAAAATTGCTTGTTCCGTCATCACTTTTCCAGCCGCATTTTACAAACGGTTCTCCGTTCTTTTTGATAATCACCTGAATTTCATTGAGCGGATAAGCTTCCTTGTTTTCGCGGACAACAGGTGCATATTTTTCCGGCATTACGGCAATACCGGCATAGTTGTCCTTGCCCTTAAAAACTTTATTCAGCCTGTCGATGTGTTCATCCAACATTTCCTGTTGGTCCCGGCTCAGCTCTCGAATCTCGTTTTCGCAATTCTTCTGTAGCATAATAAATACCTCGCAAATCAACTATTTTTGTGATTCAACGTTGGTCACGTCGTCATCACGCCAATTATTATAGTTTCTCATCACACATTCAAAAAGCCCCACGCACCCCCCTTTTTTCGGATTTCTCGCGCTTTTTTATTAACACTTTATTCACATTTCAAAAAAAGACTAACAGAACCATTGCGTATCGCTTTTAATACTACGCAATGGTTCTGTTAGTCTTTTTGAGAACTAGCTTAGTAGTTCTTTTTGCTTATAGACAATCTTCTATATTGGTTCCATTCATTTTACAATCTATCTCGCATAACTCGCTCACACAGTCAATCACCTTTTCGTTACACTCTACGAGTGCTTCTAAAATCTTATCATATGTTTCTCTATTTACTAAATTTGCTCGTGGAAAGTGCTTCTCACATAACCGCAACTCTAAGTCTAGCTCATTGAATACTATCCATCCTCCACATTCGGTCAAATATGAATCTTCTTCTACTTCATCTGGCGTTTCGGGTGGATATAATGAATCCAGTCTACTCTGTGCAGTTCTTTTAAGGCTGGTTTTAATCCATTCATTTTTTTCTAGTGAACGAAGCCCACGAACTATCATTTCCTTATAGTAATCGTCCAATTCTATTTCTTGTTTTTTTCTTTTATTGTGCTCCTCGTATTCTATATGTACATGCTTTTTTTGTGCACCCGTTATATTACCGATCTCTCTGTCATCTATGATCGTTTTAAGATCGCCCACATCAGTTTTTAATAGCTCATCAAAGAAAACGACATTTGACGCACTGAGCAAATCATTTTTTCCAAGTTTGATTTTCTGATCTTCTTCTGGTTTGGTCGTCCCAAATAAAATAATATTTAATCTTCGTTTTAATTGATCTAATATGTTATTTTCAGCGTTTCCTTCACCGCCTTCAAAATCTGTTTTCATTTCAGTTTGAGCCTTTGTAAAGTACAGTTTACAAGGGACTACACAGGGTAGGTATCTGACGGGAGGGGTTCCGCCCGTCAGATTTTCCATGTGATATTCAAACTATCGCTTGTGGCGGCTATGGTGGTAATCATCAAATCCACCACACGCCGCTTGTCATCAAAGGATATATCCTCCCAAGTGTCGAGGTAGCCGGAAATCTGGCTGACCTGTTCCGGGCTAATAGCTTCCACCGTTAGTTCCGCTATCCTCGCCAGAAGTTCCTGCTTGCGCCCGTCCAGTTCCGCTATCTTCACATTCACATAGGAGAGCAGGACATTGTTTGCACCCGTCAGATTGTCCACCAGTTTTTCAATCTCGCCGTCCACATGGGCAAGCTCCACTTGCAGGGCGGCGATTTTCGGGTTTGCCTTTGCCGCTTTTTTTCTGCCCGTCAGCGTTTTGTAGCTTGCCAGCTTCTTCACCATCTGCTGATAAACAACCGCTTCCAGCTCCGAAGTGATGATTTTCCCGCACCCGGCACAGCTTTTATTGTCCAGCCGCTTTGTGCAGCGGAGATATTGCTTTCCCACAGGATTGTTAATGCTCATAAGGGCATACCCGCAGTTTCCGCACTTGATTTTTCCCGCCAGCCATGTATGGGTGGCTTTCCGGGCAGACTGGATTTTCATGTTGTTCATCAGCTTCTTGCGGCAGGTCAGCCAGATGTCGGAGGGGACAATGCCCTCATGGGGAGCCAGCACCAGCATTTGGTCTTTCAAGTCGTTCTTTTTGCTGGGCTTCACATCCCGCCCTTGATACAGATAGCAGCCATTCATGCCGGTAAAATCGGCAGCGTCATTGACAATGATTGTCCCTTGACTTTTGAAAAATTCGTACACATCAAGGTCTGCCTGCACATAGACAGGATTGCGTAACATCTGCGCCAGCGTGGGGCGTATTAGTTCCTTGCCGTTGAATAAAATTCCCTGTTCGGCAAAGTACCGGGTAATGTCCCCGTAGGAGGTTGTGGGCTGGGCGTACATTTCAAACATCAGCCGGATATTTGCCGCTTCGTCCGGGTTTACCACCAGCTTCTTTGTGTTGATACCGTCCATCTTGATTGGCTCTGTATGGAAGCCGTAAGGGGCTTTCCCGCCCATCTTGAAGCCCCGCTGACTGCGGGAGTAGTAAGCGTCCGTCACCCGCTTCTGTATCGTTTCCCGTTCAAGCTGGGCGAACACGATACAGATATTCAGCATAGCCCGCCCCATCGGCGTGGAGGTGTCAAACTTTTCCGTAGAGGACACAAACTCCACATTGTACCGCTGGAACAGTTCCATCATATTGGCAAAATCCAGAATGGAACGGCTGATACGGTCAAGTTTGTAAACCACGACTTTTGCAATCAAGCCCCGCTTGATGTCCCGCACCAGTTCTTGAAACTTCGGACGGTCTGTGTTCTTGCCGCTGTACCCTTTGTCTGTGTATTCCTTGCAGTTACAGCCTTTCAACTCGTATTTGCAAAATTCAATCTGGCTTTCAATGGAAATGCTGTCCTTTTTGTCTACCGATTGTCTTGCATAGATTGCGTCTATTCTGTTGTTCATATTGTCGCTCCTTTTCTTCAAAAAGAAACGGAGCTGCTGACAGCTTTATTATACCGCCAGCAGCCCCGCAAATCAACGATGGCTTTGGAAAACCTTATGCCCCGGCTTCCTCGCTCTGCCGTTTGTCGGCATACTTGCGGAACACCTCATAAAGCTGCTGTTCCAGCTCTCGGCGTTTTGCCGCTTCCTGCTCCGGCGTGAACACCGGGGAGAGATTTTCCAGCGTGATTTCCTTTCCCTGAAAAGTCACGACTTCGGTTTCCTTTTTGTATCTGATAGTGGTACTTATAAAATCACCTTTCCTTTCCATGCTGCCGCTGCTGCCGTTTCAGTTCCGCCAGTATATCCGGCGGGATACGGTCAACCAGCCGCTGTAAATTGTCCAGTTCGCTTTTCAGCTTTGCCCTTTCCATCGTATCTTTCATCTTGCCTTTTTCGCTGGCTTTGGCTCTGGCTTCCAACTGTTCATTTTCCGCTAACAGGTCATTGATTGTGACCTTGTATTTTTTCAGTTGCCCGGAGAAATTCTCCATCTGCGGGAACCACTTTTTCAGCATGGAGAGGGCTTCCTCTTTTTTCTTTCCGGCGTTGAACGGGGTAATATCGCCCAGCGTGGCTTCAATGGCTCTTGCCTGTTTGGAGAGATTGACCGCCTGCTTGAACAGACGGGTGGGGATATGCTTCCTGCCTGTCTTGCAGGCGCTTTCCCCACGCTCCAAGTCAGGATATTTCTCCACCATATAGGCGTGAAAATCGTCCTGCCACTTTGTCAGGTTTGCCCGGTTGCCGATAATCTCCTTTGCACACAGGCGGTTGTCCTCTGTCAGCGGGACAAAGACCAAATGCAGGTGGGGTGTTTTCTCGTCCATGTGTACCACTGCCGACACGATATTTTCCCGGCCTACCCGCCCGATTAAGAAATCAGCCGCCCTCTGGAAAAATTCCTGTATCTCCTTTGGGGGCTTCTTCTTGAAAAACTCCGGGCTGGCGGTAATCAGCGTATCCACAAACCGGGTACTGTCCTTGCGGGTTCGGCACCCCGCCTGTTCAATCCGGCTCTGAATGAAGTGGTAGTAGCGTCCCTCCGGCTTGACGATATGGAAGTTGTATTTGCTCCGGCTGGTGTCAATATCTGGGTTGCTGGCGTACTGTTCCTTTTGTCTTTCGTGATGGGCTTCCAGCGGTCTTGCCGGATTGCCCTTGTGTTTTTCAAATCGCAAAATTGCGTGTTGTGCCATAAACTCCTTTCCCCGTTCCTTTCCCTTCCGGGATTTTTTTACAGGAAAATCCCGCAGAAAATATCTCGGATAGGAAGGGAATGGATAGAATATAAATCAATATTTTTATCTTTGTATTTCTATATACCGTCCGGTTTCCGTACTTCCGGGGAGTGATTTCCATACTTCATGGGTACGGTTTTCAGTCCTCCGGCGTTCCATAACCGGATTTCTTGAAGTCGGTGTTTGAAACCGCTTCATAGGATTTTGGATAAATGCGGTTGGGTTTTCCACAGCCCTGCTTCTGGATCTCCACCAATCCGGCATATTGCAGTTCCCGCAGGGTGTTGACCGCTTTCTGCCGCCCGCAGTGGAGCAGGGCGACTACCTCGCAGATTGGATAGTAGAGGTAAATCCGCCCGTACTCGTCCGCCCAGCCGTTCTTCCGGGATAACTCCGTCCGGCGTAGGATAAAGGCGTACAGTATCTTCGCTTCATTGGACAGGGGTGTGAATGTGGGGGCTTCAAAAAGGAAATTGGGCAGCCGGGTAAAGCTGACCGCCTTTTCCGGCTGATGGATATAAATGGTGTTTGTCATATCGTGTTTTGTGGACGGTTAGAAGCCCGTTTTTGGGGGCAGACGGTATTTTCCTATTGCCTGCCCCTGCTCTTTGCTTGCAAAGCCTTGTAAATCAAGGACTTTTCAGCCCCTAACTGTCCACACAAGACCTCCTTTTCCGTTCACTTTCTGTTTTCTGCCGCCTGTGAACTCTGGCGGCACAGCCGGGACAGTATTTTGCCCGGTTGGATTTAGGGACGAACACACCGCCGCAGACCGCACAGCGTTTCAAGTCCTTATCCCGGAAAATTTCCGCTTCCAGCGTCCCGTCCAGCGGCAAGACCGCCTGGCGAAACCACTTGCAGCAGACCGAGAAAGAAATTATCTGCGGGCAGGTGTGGGTGTCCCCATCGTCAAGGGGCATACAGTTCCCGTCCTCATAACAGCAGCACTCCCGGCGGATCAGGGCGTTTGCCTGTTTCCTCTGTGCCGGTGTCATGCGGGAAAGGGAACCGTCCTGCCTGCGCTCTATGGGCGGCAGTCGTTTATATGGGTTCTCTCTCATGTGTTCCCTCCATTTTTCCTTAGCCGTTCTCTCCGAAAAGGCTTCCTGCCCCATTTCTGCGGCGTGTTCCGGCGTTGGCACGCTCCCCACAGCTTCGGGACAAGTTGTCCCGAAGTGACCTCTGGACAAAGTGTCCCGAAGTTGGCTCCTTGCGGTGCTTCCCCTGCCGGGGTATTCCTTTTCGGACGGTCATTTGGTTTTCAAGGTGCAGCTCATCGATGAACTACCACAAGTCTACACTTTTTCGACCGCCTGTGCCGTATATCCATAAGGTAGGAAATCACCTCGGAAAACTCGCTATTTCCACGCTCTCGGAATTGTGGTAGAATAGAAAAAAATAATGCGAGGTGATAGAGATGGATAAGTTGGAGTTATTTTCAAAGTGCTTAAATTTAGTAGAGGGCAGGGAAAATCCTGAGAGTTGGTGGGGTTGGTGGAACGAACACGAATCCGAAGTGGAAAAACTATTGAACCACGGCGAGTTTTTGAAGTTAAAACCCCGGTCGCATGGATTTTCTTGGGTACCAGTATTTGGTAGCCAAAAGGGAGCCATCACTATTCTGGAGAAGAACGGAATAGCGTTTGAAATTAGCAATCTCTATCAAGAACGGTATCTGGAGGAATTGGACGCTTACTGTAAGGAACAGAAACGAGTACAACGGGAAAAGCAAAAGAAATTCAAGGCACAGCACCCCGAATGGTTTACTCAATACCCTAAGTTCTCAAAAATGTTGGCAACACCATTTCTATTTAAGAATTGGATGCAGATGAACGTTAATACGCTAAATTAAGTTCAACGAAGGCTTCAAAAGTGCAAAGAAAATGCCCTGAAATTGAGCGATTCGTACACTGATCATACATGAATCGACAGCCATTAAGGGATTTTTTGGATTTCTTTTTGTAGCCAGTCGGTACTGCGAGCTGTATAGACACGTTCGGTGAGGTCGGAAATATAGTGCCCGATTATGCGTTTCAAAGCGTACTCGTCAACTTCAGCTTTCTTTGCGGATGTAACAAAATGTACACGTCCGTCGTGTCCAGTATGTGCAGGATTTAAGTTGAGTTCTTTAACAGCGACAAGGAGTCTGGCCTCGAACGAAGCGTAGTTGGTATGGGCATTTTTACCTTTAGACACATGATTAAATAAATATGGCGAATTGATTTTGAGGGCTTTTTCGTAACGGGCCTGAATAAGATCATAAATGCGGGAATGAATCGGAACCGTCCGGTTTGTTCCCGCTTTTGTTTTCTTACCGCCAGTGAAGGTCCTATGCTCCAGGTCTACGTTAGCAACCAGAAGGTCACATAGTTCGCCAGGCCGCCACCCCGAATAGCACTGAATCAGAATCATATCAACAACAGGGCTCTTGTCAAGACTATTCCACAGAATTTCGATTTCTTCATCTGAATATGGAATATGACTATTTGGCTTTCGGACATATCCAGAATCAATCGTAAATTGTCTGGCTGGGTTTTTATCGATGATTCCGCAGGCAACGGCATAATCAAACAGGTTATTGTAAAGTGCTTTAATTGAATCTTTAGCATTATTTTCAGGGTGGCGCTCTTTACCGGCATACAGAATGACACCGTTTTCGATACAGTTCCGCAAATCAGAAATTCTGATTTCACAAACTCGCTTATTCTGGATGGACGAGGAATAATCCCACGATGTGCGATACCGAGCGAGAGTGAAACGACTGACCTTGCCTATGCGGGTTTTATACCACCTCTCGTACAAGTCTTTGAGGGTTGTAGAGCTGCCAAGATCAAACGGATTACGACGAAAATCCAGCAAAGCTTGATAGGCTTCGTTGTAGGTAGCAAAATAGGCTTGCGGCCTTAATGGCTTGCAGATGGGACGGCCTTCTTCGTTCTTTCCAACAGTTACCATTACGCGAAAGGGGTTCCGTAAGTTACCAGTCTTGATCTCTGTAATTTGGCCGAATCCATTTGGTAAGCGTCTACGGCGATTACGCTTTTTGGGTTTGTGGGCAACGATTGTTTGGGATAGTTCCGCACGAAGAGGATATCCGCAGTGAGGGCAGGAGATGGCTTTATCGCTGGCCTGAAGATTGCACTCTGGGCAAGTGATTAACATTATTATCGCGTCCTTTCTTTTTCTCAGTATAGCATGATGGATGTGCTATATTTCGTACATTGAACAGAATATTGCACAAAAAGCTCGGAAAACCGGGCTTTTTCTATTTGGAAAGCTATTCTAGGTTAAACGATATTCTGCTGGCTGTCAATGGTTCATACATGAAAAAATTAAAAGCATGACGCAGACTCCCGTTTCTTCCAGTAACATCCTTTTAGTACCAAGATGTGGAAATAAGCTTGGTAAAAAATCAAAAAGGAGTTAAACGAAATGGAACAGACTGTATTTGGAGCCGGAAGTGTCCCGGTACGAGTGGCCGCAAAAGTGTATGGAAGAGATCCATCGTGGGTAAGAGCAGGAATCATTGCGGGATGGCTCCCAATTGGTGAAGCTACGAGGAATGGGGAGAAGATAACTGATATCAAACAGATGGATTCAAAATACGGGAGAATAAGTTACTATATTTCGCCCAAGCTCCTATATGCGCAGACCGGTTATGTATGGGAGGGAAAGTGATGCGACACGAGAAACCAGAACTTTCCGAGAAGAACCCGTATCATTTATCTCGGCATCGATACTACGAATTGAAACATTTTTGCTTCCAATACCCTGAGTGGAAAAAGAACATTGCACTGGCGAGCGGTTGGGAAGCGCATGGAGATGACATTGGCGGCATCGTAAGAGGAAACATCCCTTCTAACCCGACCGAACGCTGTGCCCTTGTACGAGCATACTATTCGCAGCGCATTGAGCTGATTGACAGTTGTATTGCCGAGTTAAAAGAGCCAGCGGTTGGATCATACCTGTTGAAGGGTGTGACAGAAGGGTTCTCCTATAATAATCTTCGGGCCAGGGGCTGCCCTTGCGGATCGGAGATGTACTATAACCTCTATCACAAGTTCTTCTGGATACTCAGCCGGGAGCGGGCATGACGCGAAAAATACAGGCTCCTTTATGGACGAAAGTTCACGAAAATTGATTATGTAAAGGAGATTTTACTATGTTGAAGGCAAAGAAGAACTCTATGTATATTGACGTGACGGGTGTTGACGATATGACTGATCGTAGCACACTTATGGAAGAAATCATCCGCAGAAACTGCGATGTTGATCCGCGAATCATCAATTCGCTGGTGAACAAGCTGGGGAGATACGGTGACGAAAAGCATAAGAAGTGCGACTATCAGATCAAACTCGAAAACTATGACCTGCGCGGCATTGCACTGGATTTCAAACTGCTGAAGAGTGCAGGTATTATTGAACATGTAAGCAAACTGACGAACTATATCGTTTACTAAAGGTGAGAGCCGTGGAGAAATCTGCGGCTCTTTCTTTTTATCTGGACGCGAAAAATTCACCTTCTATTATGGAAAGAAATAAACAATTTTAGGAGGTATTTACTATGCTGAAGAATATTGTGAATGGTTTTGAGGAAATGATGAACTCTATTATGGCCGTATTTAACGAGTCGTATAACGACAAGTATGCAGGCTGGAATGAGGGCGAAGAACTCCTCATGCTGAACGATGTTCGGTGTGGTATCCGCTGATGGATTCTGACCGGAAAACGGGCGTATGGAAACATGCGCTCTTTTCTTTTTTCTATTTTAGAATAGGCCGTAACGAAGCAGCGCGAAATTTTCCTTGTGCTTTATGGAAGGATGTCTTCCGAATATGAATAAAGGAGATTGAAACTATGGGCTACCGAGTAAAAACAAATTACGACAGAGGCTATGTGAACGCAATGGACAAGGTCCGCGTGTTTATCGAAAGCAATCAGAAAGTGATGTATGTGAATACGGACGAGTACAAGAATGCTAAGAATGCACGTTCGGCTTATGCCAACGCGATCGTGTTGCTTCGTGCGAACGGAATTGTGAGAGCAACTCGAAGCAGAAATGACCTGTTTCTGATTCGCAACGACATCTAAGGCGTAGAGAGCTTACGAGAAATCGTAGGCTCTTTTATTTTTTCATCACGCAGAAGACCGTTTTATCTACTACATTATTAAAAGGAGATTTTCAAAATGCTGTACATCTACTATGCTGTGTTATTCGTTGCCATCGTTCTGGGGCTGATCTTCGGGATGGCGCTCTACCGCTGGTTCCATTACCGTGATATTTGCGAAGTGGGGGAGCTGCTGATCGGCGAGGAAGATTCCCCGGACTGGCCCTACCTGAGCCTGAGCCTGGATGAGGAGGTGAAGAATTTTGAAGGCGATAAGTACATCATGCTGCGGGTGCACAAATTGGACCTGACGCGAGAAAAACATGGTGCTTAATGGAGGAAACTCTAATTACTTTGTAAAGGAGAAAATCAAAATGGAAAACTACGAAAACAAAGAATTGCTGAAGGAAGCGGCAAAGCAATCACTGGAGAGTCTCAAGGACTTGAAACCGGGTACGGAAGAGTACACGAACACGGCGAAGATGGCATTGCAGCTGTACGACATGCAGCTCAAGAGCGATGAGCAGGAGAGCAACCAGAACCTGAAAGAGGATGAGGAACGGCGGAAGGGCCAGGAGGTCATCAACGATCAGGAGAAGGCTGCAAAGGCACGGCGCATTGAGTGGGCGAAGTTTGGCATCAGCTGCCTGACGTTTCTGGGAACGATTGGTATGACGGTATACGGGTCGATCTGCGAGGCTGGTGGTATAGTGCCGCTTTCCAGAGCATTGAACGATGGTCTCCATGAGATCAAGAGAGGCTTTACGGACAGAAAGTAAAGGAGGAACCGAGAGGGTTCGTGGCGAAAGCTGCGGGCTCTCTTTATTTTTTATGAGATATCACGACATACCGCCAAAAGAGTGGACGAGCTACTACGGAAGCGTTTACCGATGCAATCACCCGGTGTATCGTGTCTGCACGCTCTACCGGGAACAGGGGAAAGGCCTGTGCGTGATCCAGCAGCGGTACAACGAGAAAACCAAGGCTACTTACTGGAGCGCCATCGACCCCTGGCTGACCGACAAGATCTATCTGCATGAAGGGTTCCGGCAGTATTTTGACAGCCACGCCAAGAAGAAAAACGCAAAGGGCGAGTACCCGACTGTGACCGTACGGCAGATCATGTGGGCACTGCGCATGAAACCCCTCAAGAAAGAACGCTGGGAGACCGTGTTTGACCGGAGTTTGATCTGACAAAGGAGAACTATTATGTGTGAATGCTGTAATGACACTATGACGATTGAAAAACATGAAGCTCATGATACCGTGGAGCTTGAAACCGATGACTATCTTGCCTGGTTAGCCAGAGAGAAACAAAGAATAAACGCGATAAAATCAGCTTATATTATGGAGGTGATTAAGAATGGTACTTATTAACGTTGAAAAGTATTTCAGAGTTCATTGCAGGGCATGCTGCGGCGAACGAATCAAAGAAGAAGCAAAACAACTGGGCGCTTATATTGAGCGGTATGATTACTTTGAAAATAAGCACACAGGTGTTACAGGTTTTATATTCGATGCGCATTGCAGCGAAAAAGAATTCAATGAACTTATGAAGCATTTCGACGAAGATAAAGAAATCATAACGGTTTTCACTAAATAAGTAAGAGAGCTTACGAGAGATCGTAGGCTCTTTTCTTTTTGCCCAAACGCGAAAAATTCATGTTCCCTTATGGAGGAGATAGCTCAAATGGTAGAGTGCCACTTCATTGTGGAGGCTATGGGTTCGAGGCCCATTCTCTTTTTTTAATTTTTATTTTTGGAGGTTGAACATTATGGAGGACATTATGCTGATCCGGTCGAGTTTTCTGCGCCGCATCATCTCGCAGATCATCAATAAGATGCTGAAAAAGCAGTTACCCGGTACAGAGGTACAGCTGGGCGAGGTTCAGGCGAACTGGAGCGAAAAAGAGCAGAAGCTGAAGATCCATCTGGTGGTGGATGCAGAGATGACCAAGCCGCAGCTGATGGATATTCTCAAGAAGGCTGATGTAATCTGACGCGAAAAATTCAGTGCGCTTTATGAGATGATTAGTCTCAGAATTATATTTTTGGAGGTACAAAACTATGGAAGTACGTAAAACTTGGAAAAATTGGTATCGTTATGTTGCTGGTGTGACCGGCGGCGGGATTGGCGCTATTGCAGGACTTGCAATCGCAGCATGGGGTGTTTATTGCCTCGGCTTCGATGCAGGTGGAAACTGTGAATGTAACTATCTCAGCCAGCTCATGCACAAGCATATGGGTGACGAGATGTACAAGGAAGTAGCAACTTCCATGAACGACGAAATCAACCAGAATTTTGAGAAGATGAATCGCAAATAAATAAGGCTAAGAGCCGTGGAGAAATCTGCGGCTCTTTCTTTTTCAAAATGGAGGTCAAACAATGAAACTGACGAAAACATGCGCGAAATTCCTGCGCAAGCACGGCGGAACCATCCTGGCAGTGGCGGCATCTGTAGGCGTGGTGGCAACGGCCATCGAAACCGGGCGGGCGACCACGAAGGCACAGCACATACTTGAAGTTGACAAGGAGCTGACAAAATTCAACGAAAACGAGTTTGGAGTAACAGAAGAGCCTCCGACAAAGAAACAAATTGTTCTGATGTGCTGGAAAGCATACGTTCCGGCTGCGATTCTTGGCGGCGGTACCATTGCCTGCATCCTGGGCTCCAACGCGCTGAACAAAAAGCAGATCACAGGCCTGACCGCGGCGTACATGGCACTGGGAAAGACCTATCAGGAGTATCGCAGGCAGGTGGCAGAGCAGATCGGCGTGGAAGAAGAAAAAGATATTTACAAGGACACGCAGGATGTTCTGGAGACCCCCGCCCTGGCAGGCACAGACGAAGAAAAGCTGCTCTGCTACGAGCCTATCTCAAAAAGATATTTCCATGCAACGGAAACGGAGCTGATGGATGCCTTCTACAACGTGAACCGGAACTTTGCGTTGAATGGAGAAGTCTCACTGAATGACTTCTACTCCTTCCTGCCCGGACTGGACTTTACACCGGAAGGAGATATGCTGGGCTGGTGCGCGGAGTATCTGAGCAACGAGTGGGAATATTACTGGATCGACTTCAACTATGCCCGGCAGACAACCGATGATGGACTGGAAGTGTACTATGTGACAGCATTCCAGGAGCCGATCAAGGAGTATCTGGATTACGACCCGACCAGACGGGAACCATTTTGAATTTTGAAAAGGAGAATGAATATGAAGAAGATCAATTGGTGGAAAGTTGCATCCGTGGCCATGATGGCCGCAAGCGCGATCCTGAGCTTTGGCCACGACCTGATCGAGGAGCAGCGCAGCGAAGAGGAAATGCAGGACATGGTGCGGGAGGAAGTTCAGCGCCAGCTTGCGGAAAAGAACCGGTAAACGCGAAAATTTCAGTCTCCCTTATGGAAGAGATATCCAAACTGACAAACAAAGGAGATTGATATTTATGTACGATCACGACTATTATGCAAAGATGGACGAGGCAATGGTACGCGTACTGAAGGCAGTTGCACGTTCAGTAGGATACGGCTTTACAGGGCTGTATCACTATCTGAAGAAGCAGCCGACCAGACTGTACGAGTATATCCGTTACCAGATCCAACTGGAACGCGATGATCAGCGTGAAACAGAAATTCGCTTCGAGAATTTGAAGCAGCACGGACATATCTGAAAGGCGAGAGCTTACGAGAAATCGTAGGCTCTTTCTTTTTATAAATTTTTGGAGGTACGAACATGAATCTGAAAACATTTGCAAAGGCAGTGCGCAGGAGCGCAGGCAAGAACGCATCCAAGATCCTGGGTGGTCTCGCGATCACGGGAAGCATCACGGCGGTCTATTTTGCTGTGACCGCGACCCCCAAGGCCATGATCCTGCTGGACGAGAAAAAGCAGGAGCTGGGCGTGGAAAAGCTGGACGTGAAGACCATTGTCAAGACGGCGGGCCCGGTGTACGTGCCGACTGCGCTGAGCATGGTGCTGTCTGCGGGCTGCGTCATTGGTGCAGTTCATGTGGACGAGCGGCGGAATGCTGCACTGGCCGCGGCGTGCACCCTTTCTGAGAGCGCGCTCAAGACCTATCAGGACAAGGTGCTGGAGGCCATCGGCCCCGAGAAGGAACAGGAGATCCGGGAGACCATTGCACTGGAAAAGATGGCCAAGTGCCCCGAACCGACAACCATCCAGCCTGCCAAGGGCCTTGCCGCAACCGATGTTTCCTACGACCAGCGGGTGAAGTGCTGGGAAAGCCTGACCAACACCTACTTCTGGACGACCAAGGCCATGATCGAAAAGGCCGTCAATGGGGTCAACAAACAGCTGCTCAGTGACTTCCGGGTGAGCGAGAATGATCTGTTCGACTATCTGGGCATCGACCACTGCGTCAACGGTGACCTGCTGGGCTGGGACACGGATTCGGGGCTTAACGTTGATATTTTCTATGCGTCCCGGCTGGACGAGGACGGGATGCCCTGTCTGACGCTGGAGTATCACACGCCTCCGAAGTGGCTGGGCGGCTATTGATATTTGACCAGGCGCGAAAAATTCAGCTTCCTTTATGGAGGTAATACTCCGACATTATAAACTTATATTTAAGAAAGAGGTAACAAAAATGGACGAAATGAATAATGTGACTATGGAGAACGAGGCTTCTGTGGAGGTCGCTCCTGTTGAGAGTGTTGTTCCTGCTGAGGCAGAGAACCCTACTTATAACGACGACTGCGAAAGCAGCTCCGGGGTTGACTTTGGCACGATTGTCAAGGTTGGCACTGGTGTGGTGCTTGTCGTTGCGGTTGGCGTGAAGTATGGCGTTCCGCTGGTAAAGAAGGGATTTAAGCACATCAAGGAGAAGATTGCAAGCAAGAAGGCAAAGAAAAACGAGGTCATTGATGTCGAGTCGAAAGATGTGGCTTCTGACGAGGAAACTTGTGAAGAGAAGTAATGTTAGGTAAGGTGAGAGCCGTGGAGAAATCTGCGGCTCTTACTTTTTTTGTTTTTGAAAGGATGACAACATGGCACAAGTAAACATGCCGAAGAGCAGCATCGGACAGCAGCCTGCCGCAGAGCCCCAGAAGAAGTTCCAGAAAGTCGTTAAGGGAAAAGTGACCCTCAAGGAGCAGAACGATATCCAGAAGATCGCCAACGAGTTCCTGGCCGAGGACCTCAAGACCGTGAAGAACCGCATCGTGGTGGACTATCTGCTGCCCATGCTGAAGAACGGCCTGTGGAGCATTTTCAACTCTGCGGTCAGCATTGCACTGTTCGGCGAGGACCGTTCCCGCGGCTCTTCGAGCAACTACTCCGGCTCCCGCACCCAGCGGAACAGCTACGACACCTACTATCAGGGAGGCTCCGGCAACCGGCAGGGGAATCCGAACCGAGCCGCAGGACGCAGCTTGCAGAACCTGGACTTTGAGTTCCGCGCGGATGCAGACGACACGCTTTCCCAGATGTATGATGCAATTCGCCAGTACGGTCAGGTTTCTGTGGGCGATCTGTGGGATCTGATGGGCGTTTCCAATGAGAGCACCGATTACAATTACGGCTGGTACAACCTTGACGGGGCGTTCATCAAGGGCATCCCGGGCGGATATCGCCTGATGCTGCCTCGCCCTGTACCGCTGCGCTGAACAATAAGAAAGGATTGATATTTATGAAGTTCCTGAAAAAGATCGACAAAACCGAAATCATGGGCAAAGTGACCCGTGCTGCATCCAAGTGCGGCTACAAGCTGAAGAAGGCAAGCCCCACCATTATGATCGTTGGCGCTGCCATTGGTGGCGTGACCGCTACCGTGCTGGCCTGCAAAGCGACCATCAAGGCGCAGGATATTATGACCGAGCACTATGCTCAGGTTGAGAGCATCCACACGGCCAAGAAGCAGATCGAGGATGGCACGGTCCAGCTGAGCGAGGGCGAGACCTACACCGAGAAGGATTACAAGAGCGATATTACGACCACCTACGTCCAGACCGGCCTGAAGCTGGCAAAGGTGTATGCGCCTGCGGTCACCCTGGGTGCAGTATCTCTGGGCTGCATGTTCGGTTCCCACCACATCATGTCCAAGCGCAATGCAAGCCTGACTGCGGCTTATATTGCTCTGGACAAGGCCTTTGAGGAATACAAGAGCCGTGTATCCGACCGCTTTGGCAGCCGTGTTCAGGAGGAGCTGGAGCACAACATCAAGGCTGTGGAGCTCGAGAGCAAGAGCACCAACGAGCAGGGCGTGGAGGAGACCATCAAGGAGTACAAGGACATCGCCATGCAGCACACCAGCCCCTATACCTGCATCTTTGACGAGACTGTGGACACCTGGCAGGCTGACAACCAGCTGAACCGCAACTACCTGTTCCTGATGGAGCAGGCGGCAAACAAGCGGCTGCGCATCCAGGGGCACCTGTTCCTGAACGACGTTCTGAGCAGCATCGGAACGCACGGCGGGGTGACCATGAAGACCCCGGAAGGGCAGATCGTTGGCTGGATCTATGACCCGAACGACCCGACCCGACAGAACCACGTGGATTTTGGTGTGACCAACTACGTCGAGGGCAACGAGGCACTGAACAGCTTTATCAACGGCGGGGAGCGCTCGGTGATGCTGCGGTTCAACTGCGACGGGCCCATCATCGACAAGATCTGAGACTGATATTTTGGAGGAATACGCTATGACCAGATTCGTTAAGAGACTGTCTTACCTGTTTGCTGCCATGGCCGGAGTCTGCTTCGTCTCTGGTCTGGCGGTTCTTTCTGAGTGAGGTGGAATGATGGAAACTTTGGAAAGCACTTTCCTGTTTCTGGACTATCTGACCGATACCAAACGCAAGCGCCACATGGTGGGAGGCATTCTGATGAGTGTCTCCCTTTTCTTTGGCGGATTGGCGTTTACCATGATGACGATCAAAGGAGACATCGACAATGAACAAGACCGTGCGTGATATTCTGCTTTTTGCAGCAGGCTTTGGGGCAGGTGCCCTTGTGATGCACACTGCTTTCGAGAAGAAATACGAGACCTATTACGGCAAAAAGTACGAGGCCGAGCGTGAGAATCTGCGGCAGAAGGAAGCCGATATGGACAAGACCATCGAAGAAAGGGCGACCCAGAAGAGCTTTGAACAGCTGGCCGGGAAGTACCGTACCGAATCTGACCCGGAAGATGTAGTGGCACATGAGGCCATCGAAGTCATTGAGCCGGATCAGTTTGGTGAGCTGGACGACTACGAGACTTCCTTTCTGACCTACTACGCAGACGGAAAGCTGGTGTTCGACACGGAGGATCAGCCCGTGGATGACGATGATATTCCGAAGATCATTGGCAACGAGGCGCTGGACCGCATTGGCGAGTTCGCACCGAGCGCTGTTCATGTCCGCAACCACAACTACCACAAGGATTACGAGATTCTCCGGGTTCGGGAGAACTGGCCCGGCAACCACGACGATGAGGAGGATGAATGAACTTTATGAGGGAGACGGAGCAGTATTATGACTGGCTCTACAAGATCGTCTGCGGCGAATGGGAACCCCGGAACCTCAGCTTTCACCGCTTACTGATGTATCTTTTTAACCGGGATTATATTCCGGCGTGCGAAATGGATGTCTGCCGGGCAACGGACGGCATCAACCTGCGGTACCGCTTTGCATCGGAGAATAATATTCCGTACGGGAAGATCGATGCGGTATTTCAGGGCGTACCCTGCTCTATGCTGGAGATGATGGTTGCGCTGGCGATTCGCATCGAGGAGCACATCATGGAAGACCGCAGCATGGGCAACCGTGTGGGGCAGTGGTTCTGGAGCATGGTCGTCAGTCTGGGCCTGGCTGCCATGGACGACACCCGTTTCAGCGAAAAGCGCGCGGAACCGATCCTGGCCCGGTTCATGGATCGGGACTATCAGCCGAATGGGGCTGGCGGTCTCTTTACGATTACCCGTACGTCCATCGACATGCGTACCATTGATATTTGGTACCAGTTGATGAGCTGGTTGAATGAGAATGAGTTTTGATGACATATGAATCAAAAATCTGCATCCCTATGGAAGGATTCGTTGAGAAGATACTCGACGATTCCCATGTGATGCTGCGAATCACGGCGTGTCGAGACGAGAACAACATTGGTCGGCTGATTCTGGCTGACCCGAATTACTGGAGGAAAATTGACAATGGAACTGACTGATATTTTGATCGACCTGAGCAACAGCAAGGCTGCACTGGAGGTGGCCAATCACACCATCCGCCGCATGAAGGGCAAGTGCATCCGGAAGAACATTCTCATCGCTGGCCTGCTGTGGTTCGGCTTTGTTTCCTGCAAGATGGTGAACGAAGCAGAAAAGCAGCGCAAGGAAGCCGATGAGCGTGCCCGTGAGGCAGAGGCAGCGCTGGCCCAGATGACCCTCCAGAAAGAGAAAGACGTATAAAAACCTCGGAGAAAGGAGGAAGTCAGTTACAAATGATTGATTTCCTGATGATTGCAACGCGGACGGGAAAACGCGGGACAATCGAAATTTATCCCAAATTCATCATCAAAAAGTCGAAAGACCTGATGATCCGGGGTTCTGATTTTTACGCGGTCTGGATGGAAGAGCGGGGGCTTTGGAGCACGGACGAACAGGATGCGCTCCAGATGATTGACCGCGCGCTGGATATTTACGCGGAGGAACACAAGCAGGTCTTCAATGACAGCTACCGTGTTCTGCACATGTGGGACGCGGAAAGCGGGATGATCGACAACTGGCACAAATACTGTCAGCGTCAGATGCGGGACAACTACCACACCCTTGACGATACATTGATATTTGCGAACACCCCAGTCAAGAAGGAAAGCTATGCGTCGAAGCGGCTGCCATATCTTCTGGAGGAGGGGAACATCAGCGCCTACGACGAGCTGATGACTACCTTATATTCTCCCGAGGAGCGGAAGAAGATCGAATGGGCGGTTGGCGCGATCGTGAACGGCGATTCCCGCAAGATCCAGAAGTTCCTCGTGCTCTATGGTCCACCCGGCAGCGGTAAATCGACTGTGTTGAACATCGTCCAGAAACTTTTCGACGGGTACTGGTCGGTGTTCGACTCCAAGGTGCTGGGGTCATCGTCCAATGCGTTTGCGCTGGAGGCGTTCAAATCGAACCCGCTGATCGCGATCCAACACGACGGTGACCTTTCCCGCATCGAGGACAACACCCGGCTGAACTCGCTGGTATCCCACGAGACCATGCTGGTGAACGAGAAGTTCCGCAGCCAGTATTCCAGCCAGTTCAAGTGTTTCATGTTTCTGGGTACCAACAAGCCCGTTAAGATCACGGATGCAAAATCGGGCCTGATCCGACGACTGATCGATGTGGAACCTACCGGCGAAAAGATCCCTGCAAAAAAGTACCGTGACCTTGTAGCGAAGGTAGACTTTGAGCTGGGCGGCATCGCATGGCACTGCAAGGAGGTATACGAGCAGAACAAACATCTCTACGATGATTATATTCCGACCCGTATGCTGGGTGCATCGAACGACTTTTACAACTTCATGCTGGATTCCTTTTATATTTTCAAGAAGGAGGACGGTGTATCCCTGAAGCGGGCCTGGGCGATGTACAACACCTACAATGACGAGGCTAAGGTGGCGTACCCATACTCGCGCCGTGCGTTCCGGGAAGAGCTGATGAACTACTTCGAGGAGTACAAGGAACGCGCGGAGACCGTGAATGGCGAGCGGGTGCGGAGCTACTACAGCGGCTTCAAAGCGGAGAAATTCAAAGAGTTCCTTGACGAACCTGTGAAGGCAGAAGAACCCACTGCCGAGCCGGAAACGTCATGGATCGAGTTCAAAGAGCAGCATTCTCTTTTCAATGATATTTGCAAGGACTGCCCTGCACAGTATGCGACAGACGATGGCATTCCGATGCGAAAATGGGAGAATGTCGAGTCAAAATTGGCCGAACTGGATGCTTCGAGACTGCACTACGTGAAAGTTCCGGAGAATCACATTGTCATCGACTTTGATATTCCCGGGCCGGATGGAAAAAAGAGCTTCGAGCGCAACCTGGAAGCTGCCTCCAAATGGCCCCAGACCTATGCGGAGCTGAGCAAATCTGGTGCGGGCATCCACCTGCATTATATTTACACAGGCGATGCAACGAAGCTGAGCAGGATCTACGACGAGAACATCGAGGTCAAGGTGTTCACGGGGAAGTCCTCTCTGCGGAGAAAACTGTCGAAATGCAATGATATTCCGGTTGCGACCATCAGCAGCGGCCTGCCACTGAAGGGAGAAACGAAAATGGTTGATACAAAGCAGATCCAGGATGAGCGGCACCTGCGTATCCTCATCAAGAAAGCCCTTGCCAAAGAGATCAGCCCCTATACGAAGCCCAGCATTGACTTTATTGCGCACATCATGGACGAAGCCTACGAGGGCAATGTCGTTTACAACGTGGATGACATGCGGAATGCTATCCTGGGCTTTGCCGCCAGCAGCACGAACCAGGCGGACACCTGCCTGAAGATCGTAGCGAAGATGCACTTCAAGTCGAAGGATGACATTCAGCGGGAGGCCCCTGTGGGGGAGGAAACGCCATTGATATTTTTCGACGTGGAGGTGTTCCCGAACCTGCTGCTCGTGAACTGGAAGTTTGCCAAGCAGGAGCCTGTGCACCGCATGGTGAATCCTACGCCGGAGGAGATCGAGAGCCTGACAAAGTATCGGCTGGTCGGCTTCAACAACCGCAAGTACGACAACCATATCCTCTGGGCCCGCATGATCGGGATGTCAGTGGAGCAGATCTATGCGCTGTCCAACCGGATCATCAACGAGCACACGGGCTTCTTTGGTGAGGCGTACAACCTGTCCTACACTGATATTTACGACTTCTCGTCGAAAAAGCAGAGCCTTAAGAAGTTTGAAATCGAGTTAGGGGTCCACCATCAGGAGCTGGGACTTCCGTGGGATCAGCCGGTGCCGAAGAGCCTGTGGGACAAGGTGGCCGAGTATTGCGACAACGACGTGATCGCGACCGAGACCCTGTTCTACTCGAAAAAGCGTCAGGCAGACTTTGTGGCGCGAGAGATTCTGGCAGACCTTGCCGGCATGACGGTGAACGACACGACAAACTCGCTGACAACACGCATTATTTTCGGCAAGGAAAAGCATCCAAGGCTGGTCTACACTGACCTTGCTACGGGAAAATCCGATGCGATCGTGGAAGTCGAGCCTGATATTTTGACCGACTGCAACATCATCAATGCCTTCCCCGGTTACGAGTGGGCCAAGGGCGAGGACGGCAAGTACCACAACATGTTCCGGGGCACGGACCTGGGCATGGGTGGGTATGTCTACGCTGAGCCCGGGATGTACACGAACGTAGCTCTGCTGGACGTTGCGTCGCTGCATCCGCATTCGGCTGTTGCCATGAACTACTTTGGCGAGTACACCAAGCATTTCAACGACCTGATGGATGTACGAATCTACGTCAAGCACGGCGAGTACGAGAAGGCAAAGGGGCTCTTTGGCGGCAAACTGGCGAAGTACCTCGATGATCCGCAGCAGGCAAAAGCTCTGGCGCAGGCGTTGAAGATCGCCATCAACTCGGTTTACGGGTTGACCAGTGCAAGCTTCGACAACCCGTTCCGCAACCCCAAGAACGTCAACAACATTGTGGCGCTTCGAGGGGCTTTATTTATGCGCACTTTGCAGGATGAAGTGCAGCAGCGCGGCTTTAAGGTCGCGCATATCAAAACGGATTCGATCAAGATCCCCGATGCGACCCCGGAAATCATTGCATACTGCATGGATTTTGCAAAAAAGTACGGCTACACGTTCGAGCATGAGGCAACCTACGAGCGGATGTGTCTGGTGAACAATGCCGTTTATATTGCGAAATACATGACTGCGGACCGCTGTGAGGCGCTTTACGGCTATATCCCGGGCGACTGCAAGGACGAAGGCGGCGAATGGACGGCGACGGGCACCCAATTCCAGGTGCCGTATGTGTTCAAGACCCTGTTCTCCAAGGAGAAGATCGAGTTCACCGACCTCTGCGAGACAAAGACCGTTTCCAAGGGCGCTATCTATCTCGACAAGAACGAGGACCTGCCTGAAGACGAACACAATTATATTTTTGTGGGACGCGTGGGACAGTTCTGCCCGATCATGCCGGGAAAGGGCGGCGCTCTGCTGCTGCGGGAAGCGGGCCTGACGGATACCGGCGAACGGAAATATGCTTCTGTGACCGGAGCAAAGGATTACCGCTGGCTGGAAAGCGAGGCGGTCTATCAGCTCCAGATGCAGGAGGATATCGACAAAAGATATTTCAACCGGGAAGTCGATGAGGCAGTTGAGGAAATCTCCAAATACGGTGACTTCAACTGGTTCGTTGGCGACGACGGTATTGCTCCCTGGACTGCGCCGGATCTTCCCTGGAGTGATGCACAGGAAGAAGCAGCAAGAAATTTTGACGTGAGGTGATATTTTATGACGAACAAACTGTACGATCCCAAAGGACAGCTGATTGGCTATATCAGAACCGTTGAGAAGAATCAGCACGACGACCTGATGAAGGTGATTCTTTCCACTGGTCACGAACTCGTATTTGGCCCGTGTGATCTGACCTCTGATCGAGACGGCAATTGGCGTATCCGTTCTGGTGCGCTCTATCCTCGGTGTGAGGGTAAGAAGACGGATTCTGCTACGAACACAGCTGCTATCAAGGACGTTATCTTTGCTCCTCCGGCCACGATCGTTTACTGGTCGGATGGTTCCAAGACCGTTGTGAAGTGCAGCGAGAAGGATGTTTTCGACCCGGAGAAGGGGCTGGCCATGGCGATTGCAAAGCGTTGCGGCGGCAACAAGGGCAGCTATTACAAGGAGATCCAGAATTGGGTCGAGAAGAGCGGGAAGAAGTATCCCGGGAAGCCTGCTGGCGGCAAAGCTGTAGATCTGGATGTGCTGAAAAAGTACAGTTCTGAGGCAAATAAGGATTGTGAGAAGTTCCTCAGCGCGGTCATGAGCAACAATCAGTCTGGTATACTTCTCCACCTGACAGCACTCGTGGCAGATCTGAAAATTCTGGAAAATGAAATCAACAAGTAAAAAGGAGACTGATATTTATGTACACCAAGCGCCAGAAAGTCAATATCGACGATACCCATTTCATCTTTACCACCAACTTCAGCGGTGATCCCAGCCGTGATCGCTTTGGCTCGGACAAGCGCCGCGTCAACGTGGTGATCCCGACCATGGAGCTGGTGAATCACCTCATGGATCTCGGCGTGAAGGTTCGCCAGACCAATCCGAATCCCGAGCGTACCTACGACGAGCCGTTCGTTCCGACCTACTTCGTGCCGGTGACGATCAACATGGATTCCAAGTGGCCCCCGCATATCTACTGGGTCACCACTTCCGGCAAGCGCCTGCTCTGCAACATGGACACGATCAGCCAGCTGGACTTTATCCGGGTCAAGAACGTCTGTCTCCAGGCAAACCTTGTCGAGAAGCGGAATACACCCGGCGAGTACAGCCTGTATGCGGATGTGATGTACGTTGAGCAGGATGCGGATGCTGATCCGTACGCAGAGCGCTATGCTCGGTTTGCAGCTCCTGAAGCAGACATGGCAGAGCCGAGCGACCACACCGAAATTCCGTTCTGAGGTGAAGCATATGAAGAAACTGTTTATCAGCGCACCGATGAAAGGCCGCACTGAAGCACAGATCCGGGCAACCATGGAGCAAATGCACCATATTGCTGAGGCTGTGTTTGGCGAGGAGCTGGAGGTGATCCAGACTTATATTTCTGATGATCCTCCGGCTGATGCAAATCAGGCAGTCTGGTACCTTGGTGAGAGCATCAAGAAGATGGCGGATGCAGACTACTTTATCGGGATCTACGATGAGGAGAAGGCGTTCCGTGGCTGTGCAATCGAAAACTTGGTTGCCCGTTCGTACAATATCCCGAGCTATGTGATCAACTTTGGTTTCGTAGCCCCTGATGTTACGGAAGCTCGTGCAAAAGCCAACCGGAAGTACAACAGCTATTATTGATCATTGATATTTTTCGAGTGCCGGGTCAGTCCCTGGTCGAATGCCCAGTCGGTGAGTGCCCACGTCGCAAAATGGCGGCTCTAAGGAAACAGCTCGATTTATATTTTTGATGTGCAATTTGGGAGGTTGACAGTATGAAAGTTCTGAGGGTTCGCCCAAAGCATTACCCTGAAGTGATCGACATTGACTGCTCTCTGGAATCGCTCCAGAAAGAGGTGGAAGGCCCGATTCAGGCTGTTTATCCGTGGGACGATGAGGTGGCATTGATTTGCAACGAAGAAGGAAAGCTGCATGATGATTGCATGGAGAAACTCAACCGGACGCTCGACGGCCCTTATGGTATCACCATTGATATTATCGTTGGAACATTCCTGATTGTAGGCCTCACGGAGGATGATTTCGGTGAGCTTTTGCCGGAGTTCGTCGAGAGGTACGAGAAGATGTTCCATCAGCCGAGAAAGTTCGTCACCTACACGGATAGCGAAGGCAAAGCGCATCTCTACGTTGATTATTGTACACCTGAAGAATAAGCACATGAGAGCCCTGGAGAAATCTGGGGCTCTTTTATTTGAGTCATTAGCATGGGCTGTACGGTGGGTTCGATTCCCGCATGACTCGCAACCGGGCCAGAGAGCCTGATATTTGAATAACAGAAGGAGTAAGGATTATGAGCAGAGAAAAAGTAAAAGAGATCGTCGATTACATGGTTTCGGAGGGTACACAGAACACCAACTACGGCTGCTGGGCCTTTGATATTCCGGAACTGTGCGACAAGTTTGGCCTTCCGCTGGAATGGTTCTATGAGCACAACGATGATATTTGCCGTGAGCTCGACGAGCGTGATGAGGTTGCTGATTACGAGCAGAACTACGACTGGAACAACCATCCGCTGGATTACGACCTGGTTTATTACACGGACTTCTGCCATTTTGAGGAGGCGTGATATTTATGGGCGGACTTCGCAGAGTAGATAAGGCTTGTAAAAAATGCGGTGGTATGATGTACCAGGTTCCGTCAAAAAGATTGTACTGCGATAAATGTCGAGGCACCGTATCGCGTAACATGTCAAAGACGGAAGAAAAGCCTAAAAAGCTCACACTGTCAGAAATCATGCGCGAAGCAGACAAGGAGGGCTTGCAATATGCGTCCTACTGCAAAAAGCACGGACTTTACTAAGAAAAAAGAGCTCTGGAAGGTGTTCAGAAAGCACCGGAAAGAGCTCTTTGCTTATACCGTCAGAGGGGAGGGCGAAGATGAGGAAGAGGCGACGATCTCGCTTCTGGCCTACGAGAATCACTGCAAGAAAAGTGACATTTATGTGACGTTGGAAATGAGGTGAGCGACCTGATGGCAGGTGTAACGCTCTACGACTACCAATTGGATGCGATCAACCGTATGAAAATCGGCTGCATCTTATGCGGAGGCGTAGGAAGCGGGAAATCAAGAACGAGTTTGGCGTTCTATTACAAACTTTACGATGGGGAGGTGAACACGGAGAATTATGTTCGTATGACAGAGCCCCCGGATCTTTACATCATCACGACTGCCCGGAAACGGGATACAGGAGAGTGGGACGAAGAACTGGCCCATTTCTATATGTCTACAGATCCAGAGCATGATATTTACGAGCACAAGGTCGTGGTGGATTCCTGGAACAATATCGGAAAGTACGTTGGCGTGAAGAATGCGTTCTTTATATTTGACGAACAGCGAGTCGTTGGAAAAGGCGCATGGGTGAAATCTTTCTACAAAATTACGCAAAATAACGAGTGGATTCTGCTCAGCGCCACCCCCGGGGACTGCTGGACAGATTATATCCCGGTGTTCATCGCCAATGGGTTCTACCGAAACAGAACGGACTTCAACAACCAGCATGTGGTATACAGCCAATTCTGCACGAAGTACCCGAAGATCGATCGGTATCTGAATACCCAGCGCTTGGTACGGCTGCGGGAACGGATTCTGGTTGACATGGACTTCGAGCGGCCGACTGTCTCGCACCATGAGAATGTATTTGTGGAGTATGACAAGGTGAAGTATCTGTCGATCTGCAAGAACCGGTGGAACCTCTGGGAGAACAAGCCAATCGAAACCGCCAGCGAGTTCTGCTATCTGCTGCGGAAGTTGGTGAATGCTGATGCAAGCCGGCAAGAAAAAGTGCTGGATATTTGCAAAGGCAGACCTAGGGTTATCATCTTCTATAATTTCGATTATGAGCTTGATATTCTGATGGGTCTGGACTACGGCAAGGATACGGAAGTTGCGCAATGGAACGGGCACAAGCATCAGCCGCTTCCTGAAGGCGACAGGTGGGTGTATCTGGTGCAGTACAATGCCGGTGCTGAAGGCTGGAACTGCATCAAGACAGACACCATTATATTTTACAGTCAGAACTACTCATATAAGATCATGGAGCAGGCCTCGGGGCGTATCGACCGGCTTAATACCCCGTACAAGGATCTGTACTACTACCACTTGAAGAGCAGAGCAGGGATTGATCTTGCGATTTCGAGAGCCCTGAACTCGAAGAAGGCGTTTAACGAGAGGAAATTTTATGGAGCAGGTTAACTTTGAAGATGTATTTGCTGACCTGATTCATTCTTTTGAATCTGCGGCAGATAAAATAAAGAAAATCACAGATGAACTGGAGGACGAGGTTTATATGAGAATTGCAAATGACCGGAAAGCTGCCAATGGATTCCGTCCGAGCTATCCGAAATGCAAGATTCCTAAGACCGATATGGCTAACAAAGTTATGCAGGGGCGGATTCATAAACACTGCTAATAGAAAGGATTGATATTTATGATTAAAGATTCTGGAGATCGCACCGAATTTGAAACTGGTGCAAAGCGTGATATGCACGCAGGGAAGGGGCGGATGGATCTTCTGCCTTGGTATGGCATCATAGAAGTCAGCAAGCACTGCGAGGAGGGCGCACTGAAGTATGGTGAGCACAACGTAGACAAGGGTATTCCGCTGCATTCGCTGCTGGACAGCGCTTCTCGGCACCTTGCAAAGTACATGGTCGGAATGGACGACGAGGACCACCTGCGAGCTGCCTGTTGGAACCTGCTGTGGGCTCTTAACCAGCGCATGACCCATCCGGAGTTGGATGATAGGTTCTCCGTTAAGCAGGAGAAGGCTGAGAAAAAACGTCCTTGGATATCGGTTGAGTGTACCAATTGCATGAAGCGCCATCCGGTTGCGCCTGAGGTATGGTCATATAATGCAGACGGAGCTCCTATCGACCACAAGGTTGTGAGGTGCCTATTCTGTAAAGCAAACGAGGAACACAAATACATCGGTGACCTTGATGGGTATGCAAATCCTGACGAAAAGCTTGTTGCTGTTGAATGCGGTGGCTGTAATGCTTATTTTGGGATTCCTGCATCTAACTGGAACAGTATGAAGGAGTGCGCAATCCATAACGGTGAGGTTCTGGCACGTTGCCCTCGCTGCGGAAAGGACACTTTTATTTCGGAGGTGAAACCTGATGAATGACTGGATGCGCGAAGTGGACTATGCGACCTACTGCCCGAAGTGCAAGAACTTCAAGGTGCTGGAGACGGAGGAGCCCTGCAATGAGTGCCTGACGGAGTGTGCGCGGGAGGGGACGGTTAAGCCTCTGAAGTTCGAGGAGAAGACGCGAAAATAACAGACTCCTTTATGGAGAAATCCAAATACTGACTATAAAGGAGAAATATTTATGGCAAAGGTTTACACTATGGAAGAACTCGAAAGAGCACGAAAGAAAGCTCAAATTCGGGAGTGGTTCCAGGACAAAAAGGTAAAAGCACAGACTTGGTGTTATGAGCACAAAGAGCAGATTATTACTTATGGTCCGGTTGTTGTGGGCGGAATTGCAGCAGGAGCAAAAATGCTGTCGAAGCACGCGGCACTGACCAAGGAGCAGAATCTGAAGGATTTGTACTGCTACGACAGAAGTTTGGGACATTACTGGAAATTGCGTCGGGAACTGACGAACGAAGAATGGCTGGAAATCGATAAGAGAAAGAAAAACGGTGAAAGACTAAGTGATATTCTCGATGATATGAGGGTGTTGGACTGACTTCATTATGGAGCCGTGGAGAAATCTGCGGCTCTTTATTTTCTGAACTGTAACAAAAAGGAGCGATTCAAATGCACGAGATTCAGGAAAAAGCCACGACCCATAAGGTCTTCATGAAAATCATCCGCCCTTGGCCCGGGCGAAGCGGATATTTAGAAAAGTTCTCTGATTTAACCTCGAACGGTATGGCAAGGTTTCGCTTTGAGGGTGATAACTACGATACCATCGCCCATGTGAGCAATATGGAATATAAGGTATATGACTGATTTCAAATCTAAAATTGTAGAGTATCAGGAGGAACGGTGAACGCTAAATGATATTTGCTGAAGAGGATCTGAACTCTTTGAATGCTATTGCTGGACTATTGGCTTCATTCGGGTGTGATAGTCAGGCTGGCTGTGTGCTTTATATTCAGCATAAAATTGCAAAGACCATGGAGGCCGACGAAAGGAAATGCAGAAATGAGAAATATGTCTAAGAAAACCTGGAAACTCCGGGTTTGGAATCACATGACCGAGATGCAGAAGTTGGATATTCTGCTGAAGCATGCTAAGGTTCCGCATACTTATGAACGTCGCTGGCCAGAGATGGACAGACCGGACTGTCAGGAATATCTCCCGGGCGGACGACACGATGGTGGTGAGCAAATCACTGCATATGATGCTGCTGGAAATCGTATCTGGGATGGCATTTGGGGTTGGGGTTCCTATGGCTTTGAGCAGGGGCTTATCGAGGTGATGGGTAGGCAGGCACTTGGCCTTGATGATGTTGAGGGCTGGCTCACGGCTCGTCAGGTTACAAAGATGTGGAGGTGTAGAAATGCTGCGCAAAATCGTTGATTTCGTCAAAAAGATACTCTGGTCAGAGCCGATGGTTTCGACAGTCAACACGCTGAAAGATGCCATGCGGGATCTTGAGGTGGCCCGGAACCACTTTGAGAACTGCGATCCGGAGTTTATCACGGCTGCTATCTTCGAGCTGAACGCTGCGGAGAGCCGTCTGGATGCTGCGAGGAGGTGTGCGGGGTGAAGCCGTTTTATTATCCGACTTACAAGTGCCGATTTTGCGAGAGGGAATTTAACGATGGACATCCCTACTGTAATCTCGAAGATGCGAAGAACAATCTGGCCGGTCTGATAGCGTTCCGCCCAATTCATTATTGCGATGGTGGTCATATTGGCATTGGATATTTTACAGGTCTCGAAAGGGTTGATAAGGATGAATGATGTTTGGGAGAAGATCGGCCATATGCTGGGTCATATTCTGGCGGCGACGCTAGTTATTTGTGCATGGCTGATTATTATTGTGTTCACGCTGAAGGTGATCTGGTTCATCCTGTTCCGGATTCTGCTGTGAGGTGCGATATGATTGACTATGAAGAAGTTGTTGAGGCCATATGGAGGTACGACTGTCCTCGAATCAACATTGATGAGGATATTACGACGCTTTATGCGGATGGCAAAGCCTTTGCGCAAGTTATTCACAGGGCTGACGGGTCACGCGAGGACTTGTATTTTGAGGATTACGAGCTTCAAAAAGATATCCTGATCAAGCCGAACGCTACATTGCGTGATGTGGTCGAGCTTTGCATGAATGGTGACATTAGCTACGCAGATGCTCGTGAATGGTGCATGGAGAATGATATTTCACTTGGGCAGTTCGACAGGTGGCTTTATGGTGCGCTGAGAAAGTCTGATACCCCTGCCCGGGTGAAACCGAAAGAACCGTGGCCATATCGAGTGGTGGCGGGTATAAACCGGGTGCTGGAGATTCTGCTTAACTCGATTTTGGAGGATTTTATATGAGATGTTGTCCGGTATGCTATTCAAAAGTGAGGCCAACTGTATACGGAACAGCGACCACTGGGACAAGCCTGGAAATCAAGTATAAGGTTCAGTGTCGAAATTGCGGATTTGGATGCGATAAAGCAGGCAGTGTCATAGTGCAATATGATGAAGAAACGATGAACCCAATAGCAGATGATCATGGCTTACGGAAACTTATTAGAGACTGGGATTCTATTTTGCGAGATCCTGATAGAGAAAGGCTGGCTGATATATGAAGTACACATTTTGGTTTGAATGTACCGACAATGGTGGTGGACATCAGGCTTTTGAAGTCAAAGCAGAGAATAAGCAGGAGGCCATCAAGAAGGGCATGACGTTTGCAAAGAAACATGCTTCGGGTGATATCTGTGGGGATTGGGAATGCAAAATGATATCGGAGTGGACGACATGAACAACGACTTCGGAGCACTTACGATACTTGCACCTAAATGCCAGAAGTGTCCGAAGGTGGAAACTTGCGACCATAAGCAACTGGCTCATCTCGGATACATTATCCCAATCGAGGATATTGGCATCAGCATGGTGGCCCAAAGAGGTAATGGAAAGAGCCTGCGGCAGCTTGAAATCATTGATTCATTGATGAAAAGGAGAACTAATTATGAAAATCATTGAACCTAAGTACGAAATCCTCACTGATATTTCTGAGGGAGGCATTAAGGAGCTCCAGCAGATCGAGCGAGTGGCCCGGGTCTGCTACAAGAGCGAAGTATTGTTCAAGGCAAAGTGGACAACTGGACTGACTACGAAGGCGATCAGCTGCAAATCACGATTGACGGTACCACATATCTGGTTCATGCAGCAAATGCTATTATGAAAACCTAAGTGGGAAAGGATGCGGTGATAAGAAATGCAGCAAAGAACGTATGATTTTCTCGCTAAGTTGAAGGTTCCCATGCTGACCTTTGGCGGAGAGCTGATGGGCGAGGCTGTGGAGATGGTCGTCGATGACTTGAACTCGCACCGATTCATGTCCATGAGGGATATCGAGGCATCACTGGCAGATAAGTTCAATTGCAGCCCTGGTGTTGCGGATCGCCGGATGCGGTATGCATTGGATATGGCGGAGTATCGCTCTGGTGGGGTTAATGCTGAGCTGGAGAATTTGAAGAGTACGTACGATATTAAGGTGCTGTCGCTGAAGAAATTCTTGTATGCGGCGGGGAGAAGTTTGATGACGGAGGTGAGTGTGGGCTAAGATCGTGGCTAATTTTAGTGGTGAATATGGACTGGTTGAGAAAATTTCCGGTTTGACGAACCAGTTTGTGAGGTTTCGGTTCAAGGGTAAGAAGTGCGATACGATCATCTCACCGGAGAATGTGATGTTTGAGATTGAGGATTAAGGTATGAAACTGGATAAAAATGTTATTTGGGTGAGGCCGCCCTGATTTACTTGACTATGGGCAGAGCACATGATATCCTAAATACATGACGAATAGGAGGTGCTTTTATGGCACGGACGGTAAAATGCCCTGGCTGTGGTGCGGATCTTACGGTGAAGGATGACAACCGAGATTTCATGTTCTGTGAGTTCTGCGGGACGAAGGTTCGGCTCGATGACTATCAGGAGACGCATCGGTTTGTGGATGAAGCACGAATCCAAGAGTCCAAGGATGCGAAAGAACTTGAGCTTAAGAAGATGGAGTTTGAGGAACGGAAGAGGAAAGACCAGTCAAAGGAAGAGAATAAAGCCGTAATTATTGGAGCTGTTGGATTTGCAATTATCATGATTATTTGCTTTCTAGGCTCAAAAGGATTTTTCTGAGTGCCCACTTCTGCCCATTTTATTTTTCGCAATTTTTGGGAATTTTCGAGAAAACGTCAAAAAAGTGACATTTTTTTGGCCAAAAACCCACTTTGTGGTCAAAAATTTTTATAAAAATGGCCACAAAATTTAACGTAAATACGTTAAAAATATGCTGTTTGGCCAAAAACCCACTTTTTTCTTTAACTTACTTAAAAAAATGAAAAAATATATATAGTAATAGAGAATAAAAAACGGGTTTTTGGCCATAGCGAGTTTTTACTTGTAAATGCGCGCCCAAGGGTGTATCATAGAACCATAGTGTACGAACGTAACGCTTCCGATTCTACGAGGTGAAAACCATGAGCTACATGGATGAGCTGGCAAGAAAATGGCGCGAACACGACCGCTCTTTTGAAGGGCGAGATGTTCTTCCGAATGGCGATGAGGTTTGGACTTATACCACACTAGAACTTGGTCTTCCAGTATTATGGCTGAAACACCCGGATGGCTCATTTGAGTATCGAGTGATTCACACTCCAGGTTATGATCAAGATACCGGTGAGCATTGGTGCTGGGAGTGCCACAAGATGCTTGCACATTGCGGCGACATCTGGAAATGCAATCAATGCGGTAATGAGATTGAAAATCAAGATATTGATATCCTCTCATCGCCGACAGAAGAAGCCAGTTATCCAGATGATAATCTTGAGCCTGAGTCGGAATGGTTAGATTGATATTTGCATTTTATGCCTCTGCGCGAAAAACGCAGGGGCTTTTTCTTTTTCTCTGAAAATTCCTAAAAATTCACATTTTTTTCTAAAAACTCACGCGAGAAAAACATCCCCTTTTATGGGGGGAATAGAATGCGTCTCAGGATGCACTATTCCTCTTATTTTGGAGGTTGTATCATGCTCGAAAACAAATTCAAGACAGGATTGATAAGGGAGCTGAAAGAACGCTTTCCTGGCTGCATGGTTGTCCATCTTGACCCAAACGAGATTCAGGGAATCCCCGATCTCTTGGTTCTCTATGGCACAACATGGGGCGCATTGGAGGGCAAGAAGTCAGCGAGTGCACCTCATCGTCCAAATCAGGACTATTACGTTCAGCAGATGGATGAGATGAGTTTTGCGGCCTTTATCTATCCCGAAAACAAGGAGGAAGTTCTTAATGAACTGGCGAGATCATTCGAGGCTCACGGGGAAACATGCCCTCCTCGGAGCAAGTAACTACCATTGGTTGAACTATGACGCAGATAGATTGACCAATGCAGTTCTTAATTACCAGGCGAAGGAACGGGGAACACGGCTGCACGCATTTGCAGCAGAGTGCATTGATCTGAAGCAAAAACTGCCGAAGAACAAGAAAACCCTTAATACCTACGTGAACGATGCCATTGGTTTCCGCATGGATACCGAGCAGGTGCTGTATTACAGCGACAACTGCTATGGAACTGCGGATGCCATTTCGTTCAACGATGGGTTCCTTCGCATTCACGACTTAAAAACCGGAGCTGTTCCTGCACACATGGAGCAGCTCTATATTTATGCCGCTCTGTTCTGTCTGGAGTACGGATACCACCCGAAAGATATTCGGATGGAGCTCCGTATCTACCAGAACGATGAAGTCTGGGTCGAGAACCCCACTGAAGAGGAAATCAGCCCCGTCATCGCTAAAATCAAAGAGTTCGACCCGATCATCACCGATATTTTGTTAGGAGTGGCAGCATGAATCCGATTGAAAAAGACCTCCGTTCTTATTTTGGCATCACTTCCGAAAGCAATATCCTGGAACACTATGGCACCAAGCGGCATTCTGGTCGCTATCCTTGGGGTTCCGGCGACAATCCGTATCAGCATTCCGGCAATTTCCTGTCTCGCATTGAGGTTCTGAAGAAGAAGGGATTGTCTGAGAAAGATATTCTGGAGAGCATTAACGACTCTCTTCCGAAAGAGTATCAGATGAGTCTGTCTGAGTTCCGTGTGGCAAAGCGAACTGCCATTCATGAGCGGAAAACCTCAGAATACGAGCAGATTCATAAGCTGAAAGACGAAGATCACCTTGGCTGGACTGAAATTGCCAACCAACTTGGTATGAGCGAATCAAGTGTTCGATCCAAATATACCGGAAATGCAGACAAAAAAGCGCAGCGTGCAAAAAACATCGCCGAAACTCTGAAAAAAGAAGTCGATAAAAAGGGAATGATCGATGTTTCGGAGGGCGCAAACTTTGCGTTGGGCATAACTGATACTGAACTTCAGGATGCAGTATATACGTTAGAGGCCGAATACGGTTATAAGCGTTACGGAGTAGGCATTAAGCAACCAACAAACAATCGCCAGCAGACCAATATCATGGTGCTTGCGAAACCAGAGTTCGATCAGAAGTATGCCTACAATCATCAGGAACAGATCGATTCACTTGGTGATTATCATACAGATGATGGCGGCGACACTTTTACGAAGCTTCAGCGCCCCTCAAGTCTGGACTCCAGTCGTGTTGCGATTCGTTACGGTGACGAGGGCGGCCTGGATAAAGACGGCGTTATGGAGATTCGCCGTGGGGTTCCTGACCTTGATCTCGGCAAGAGCCATTATGCGCAGGTTCGCATCCTTGTTGACGGTGACCATTATCTGAAGGGCATGGCAGTCTATTCTGACGATCTGCCGGATGGTGTGGACGTTATGTTCAACACCAATAAGCCTTCTGGCACGCCCAAGATGAAGGTCCTTAAAGAAGCAAAAGCAGATCCTGACAATCCGTTTGGCGCAGCTATCAAGGCCAACGGCCAGAGTATGTATATCGGTAATGACGGCAAAGAGCACCTCTCACCGATCAATAAGCTGAAGGAGGAGGGCGACTGGGACACGATGTCTCGGAATGTCTCTTCTCAGTTCCTTTCCAAGCAGCCCAAGAAGCTGATCGAGAACCAGCTTAACCTTACTGTTGCGGATTATAAAGCCCAATATGATGAAATCATGCGGTACGATAATCCTACGGTCAAGAAAAAACTGCTCAATGATTTTGCTGATACGGTTGAAGGAACATCCATGACCCTGAAGGCATCTGCTTTCCCGGGCCAGTCCACGAAGGTTATCCTGCCGATCAATAAGATTAAGGAGACAGAGGCTTACTGCCCCACCTATGAGAATGGCACCAGGCTTGCACTGATCCGTTATCCCCATGCAGGTACCTTTGAGATTCCCATCGTGACTGTCAACAACAAGAATGTCAGCGGCAAGCGGAATCTCGGTGCAATTCAGGATGCAATCGGCATTAATGCGAAGGTTGCAGAGCGGCTTTCGGGCGCAGACTTCGATGGTGACACGGTTATGGCGATTCCTATTACCGACAAGGTCAACATCAAGTCCACCCGTGCATTGAAAGCACTGAAAGGATTCGATCCCAAGACAGCTTATGCAGTTCCTGAAGGCAATCCGAACAATGTCAGGCTGATGAAGAAAGAAGACAAGCAGCGCGAAATGGGCGTGATCTCCAATCTCATCACTGACATGACACTGCGTGGTGCCGACGAGGATGAGCTTGCGCGTGCAGTTAAGCACTCCATGGTCGTTATCGATGCTGAAAAGCATAAGTTGGACTACAAGCGGTCTGAGCAGGAGAATGGCATTCCCGAGCTGAAGCAGAAGTGGCAGATTCGTGTGGATGAGGAAGGCGCTATACACTATGGTGGCGCATCCACGCTCTTGTCTCGCCGTAAGCAGACCGTTCGTGTGCCCGAGCGCCGTGGCAGTATTCGTGTTGACAAAGAAACAGGCGAGTACATTTATAAGGAGAGTGGGCGTACTTTCATTGACCCAAAGACCAAGAAGGAACGCCCTGCTGAGGACACGGTCAGTCTTATATCGGAGACAAAAGATGCGCGAACACTGTCTTCTGGTACTATTCAGGAGAACCTGTACGCGGACTTCTCTAACAAGTTGAAGGCTATGGCCAATCAGGCGCGCAAAGAGGCGGTAAATATGAAGGGACTTGAATACAGTCCTTCTGCCGCCAAGACCTATGCGCCTGAGGTTGCTTCTCTGAAAGAAAAGTATAACAACATGATCGCTAACAAGCCTAAAGAGCGCAAAGCAATGCTGATTGCGAACGCGAATATTAAGGCGAAGATTCAGGAACAGGGGCTTGATCCCAACATTTCGGAAGATAAGAAGGTAATCAAGAAGATCTCCTCTGTCGAGATGCAGCGTGCTCGTGATTCTGTTGGTGCAAGCGGACGCAAGTCAAAGGTTACCTTCACGGACAGAGAGTGGGAAGCTGTTCAGGCTGGCGCAATTTCCGACAATATGTTGACGAAATTCCTTAATTCGTCTGATTCTGACGAAATTGTAAAACGTGCAATGCCGAAAAATGTTACTGTTATGACTTCTGCAAAGATGTCCAAAGCAAACGCAATGCTGAGAAGCGGTTATTCTTATGCTGAAATCGCCAAGGCCTGCGGTGTTCCGGAGTCCACGGTTTACAGCGCGCTCAACAAATAACAATCAATTAAGAAAGAGGCTTTGAATAATGGTTCGATGCTTTCTCACCACCTTTGACAACCCGTACAGTCCGTACGAGGAGTTCGAGAAGTGGTATCAGTATGATATCGAGCACGGCTACAACTCTTCCGGGTTGCTTATGAGGATCGCCGAGACCTCCTCACAGTTCACGGACAACGAAAATGCCTATGAAATTGAGAAGGCAATCGATAAAATCGTTGCTGCCGACCCGATAAACATCTACAAGAAGCTCAAGATCACAGTGCCCGACGAGGACACGCTCGGCCAAACCGCGTAAACCATAGGGAGGGGGTCTCAAAATCGACACCCCCTCTCAAATCACGCCGATCTTTGATATTTCCCCGGAGGGAAAATTGATATTTGGGCTTTAAGAAGAAAAAACGCCAGTATCCACGCGGTATGTAGGTACTGACGTTTTTGTATTTTATACGGTTCGATCTAACTCCAGCTTTTTGCACTTATCTGCAATCCACAGGAGAGTATTCGTGATGTTCTCCAGCATCTCTTCACGAGATACAGGAGCAAATTTGACCTTGGTAAAGTCTGTATATGAGACTTTATCAATGTGAATAGTATCACCCATTTGATATCACCACCCTTCGTGTTAAAGTAAATGGGTTTAGATTCACAGGTCAACCTCCGAGATAAGTATAAGTGCATTTGTATGCGCAGTCAAGTCGAAACGGGACATAATTGCCGAGGTTCTGGGGTGTAGACCGGGACTTCGGCGGTTTTTGCAAGGGCTCATGGGAGTAGTATCCTCCTATATATTTGGGTTCAGGGCTTTCACGATGTTCAACCTCCATTGGGCATGATCTGCTTTTTCTTCTCCTTTCAAATGAGACAGGCTTAACTGGTACTACTGCGACTCCCATGAACCCTTGCAAAAGCAAAATAAGAATGCGAAACGAGGTTATTGCAATGAAACCTAAGAAGTCTGCTCCGGGCGAAATGTCGGCTGCAACTTCGCGGCCTGCAAGAACTCCGGAAGCACAAGAAAACTATATGATCAACCTGGCGATGAAGCTGGTTGAGAAACGACTGCTGGAAGGTACGGCATCCAGCGCTGAGACGACCCATTTTCTGAAGCTGGCGACCTCCAAGAACGAGTTGGAGAAAACAAAGCTGGAAGAGGAAAACAAGCTGCTGCGGGCAAAGACCGAGACGCTCCAGAATGCAAAGCACTCTGAGGAACTGTACGAGAAGGCCATTGCTGCTATGAAGAAATACAACGGCCTTGGAGAGGATGACGAGTATGAATGCTGAGGTATTTAAGATCATGATCCTCGCTGCGATCCCACTGCTGTTCATTGAGATCTTTATTGGGGTCGATTATTTCGGGGTGAGCCGTCGATTTGATGCGATCCTTACAGCAATGACATATGCTACGATCGGCTTTTTGCTGTTTGGCGAGCTTATGGCGGCATGTGGGTATATTTGAGGGATCTGCGCATGATTACAATTGTGTTGGACGGGCGGCACCTGGTTATAGCGGGTGCGATCCTTAATCTGATTGGGTTGTTTGCTGTTTTTATGACAGATTCCGGATACACCGAGGACAATATCGACCATTATATATTATACCTGCTGGTCGTGGCAGCAACTATGCTTGTTATCGTAGGTATTAGTATTATGTGGTGAAAAGGTGATGGATATGACACGAGAAGAATTGGAGAGATTGTGGCATCTTCTCGTGTATCAGTCAGGTGAGCCGTTAAAAGACGGCTTAGCAGTTATCGTAAATGATAAGAGTGATGAAAGCACTTATGAAAAACTACACGGAACTTTGCACGCTGCCGACATACGAGGAGAGGCTGGAGTATTTACAGCTGCACGGGGAAGTGGGGAGAGACACCTTTGGGTTCGACCGATGGCTGAACCAGGACTTCTACCAATCGAGAGAGTGGCGGCAGTTCCGGGACAGAATTATTGCCCGGGACATGGGATGCGACCTGGGGTGCAAAGACCACCCGATCACGGACTGGGTGCTGCGGGATGGAAAGCCGATCCGACCGAAGATCTCCATCCACCACATAAACCCTATAACAAAAGATGAAGTTCTCCAGCACAGCGAAAAGCTGCTTGACCCGGAGAACGCCATTTGTGCTTCGGCGGCAACGCACAAGGTAATCCATTACGGAACGGGAAAGGGCCCAAAGCTGCCGGACGGAGAAAGAAGACCGGGCGACACCTGCCCATGGATAAAAACATGAATAAGTTACAAGAAGAAACTGACAATGGCTAAGGCGACAAAAAGCAAAACGACACCGACTTGGATGTACATTCCGTGATCACCGAGAAAATCAAGAGTTCTTTCGAGAATATGCTTGACTCTATCGATAAATTCGGTGACCGAAAATTCTGGAATATGGCGATTTACTATTTCTGCATAGGTGCGAAGTTCTTCGTTATCATCGTCCGAATCCGTTTGACGACTGCTTGGCTCATCAGATAAAGAATCATCGGGCTTGAACTGTGATCCGCAATAAGGACACTCGAGAAATGCACCGTGGTCATCCATTTTTACAGGAGCGCCGCAGTTTGGACAGGTGTAAGACTGCATATATTGCCTCCGAAGTATAAGAAATACCGTTTGAGATAAGTATATCAATCCGTATGTTGTATGTAAAGAAGAAAGTCTGATATCCAGTGGAGGAAATGAGTATGTACCAGAAAAAAGCATTTAACCGGCGAGAGCAGGACTACGCCATGGGGCTGCGGCGGAAGCTGGAAGAGGCGGAGGCGATGCTCCAGCACCTTGCACCGAGCCGCGCGAGAAGCCTGGCACTGACCAAGCTGGACGAAGCACTGCTCTGGGCGAACGTGGGCATTGCGGAAGCCGGGCTCCAGCAGGGCTATACGGCTGTACCGCGGAACAGGAGCTTTGACTTTGACGATGCTTTGGCCACGAATGTGGATGGGCAGCAGGTGCGGGCAACACGGGCCGGGGATATTACGCTTGATGGGATGAAGATTGTCCCGAGGAGGGATGAGAATCATGCTGTGACCGCACAAAACGCTGCTCCGAGTGCTGAGGGAGACCTCGTTTTGCTGAAGCCTGGTCAAGTGGCGATCGATGCGGGGAGGCTGGCCAAGCTGGTCGAGGAGAGTGCACAGAAAGAAGCGGCCATGGGGAAGGACGGAGCATCCCGTCACCTGGCAGAGCTTGAGCTGATGGCACAGGCGCACAAGGACTGGTATTATGCCATGATGAGTTACATTATGGGCGACGATAGCGATGCCGAGGAGGAATCAAAATGAATTCGATCCTGACGAGCGTGAAAAAGCTGCTGGGCATTGCCGAGGAGTGCACCGACTTTGATGCGGACATCATCATGTACATCAACATGGCGCTGTTTGCACTGGTGCAGATGGGCGTGGGGCCCGGCGAAGGGTACGCCATTTCCGGGAAAGAAAACGAATGGACGGAGTTCATTGCTGACCCGGTGAAGGTGGAAGCGGTGAAGGCTTATGTGGCCGTGAAGGTACGGCTGCTGGGCTTTGACCCGCCCCAGAGCAGCACCACCATGGAAGCGCTGAAGAATACCGCCTCCGAGATGGAATGGCGGCTGAACGTGGAGCACGATAATTCTGAGAAAGAAGCGTGACAACATGGTGAAACATGAAGGCAACATCCTGATGGAATGGCCCGAAGCATATCGCCAATTGGTTTCGGGTAAGAAAATTTGTATGTACTGCTACTATGTTGATGAAACTGGTAGGCATGACTACAAAGATTACTGGTATATCAATGCCGACAGGCATTTGGTGGTGCATCGTGAGGATGGAATCGAACGAGATTTGAGTGATCCTAAATGGCTGCTCGAATATTTGGAAATGACCACTTGGCCGAGATACTGGACAGTGATTCAGGATAAAACGTAAGGTTCCAACCTTATTATAATAGGAGAATTGAAAATGGCACTCTCGAACACGGCCACGCCGATCTACTACGGCCGTTTTCGGGAGGCCGTGATGCGTGGCGAAATACCCGTATGCCGGGAAATTGCCATGGAGATGGAGCGGATCGACGACCTGATCGCCAACCCGGGCATCTACTATGACGACAAGGCGGTGAACGGCTTTATCTCCTTTTGCGAGGATGAGCTGACCCTGACCGACGGCACCGACGTGAAGCTGCTGGACAGTTTCAAGTTATGGGCCGAAGAGATCTTTGGATGGTACTACTTTGTAGAACGAAGCGTCTTTGTGCCGAACGAGCGCGGAGGCGGCGGACACTACGAGACCCGGCGACTGAAAAAGCGGCTGGTGACAAAGCAATACCTCATCATTACCCGATCGGCCGCGAAGACTATGTATCTGGAGTTTTTGCAGGCGTACTTTCTGACGGCGTACACCACCACGACCCAGCAGCTGACCACCGCCCCGACCATGAAACAGGCCGAGGAGGTGCTGGCACCCTTCCGCACCGCATTGGCGCGGGCAAAAGGGCCGGTGTTCCAGTTTATGACCGAGGGCAGCCTGCAAAACACCACCGGCTCCAAGGCAGACCGGGTGAAGATGGCTTCCACCAAGAAGGGCATCGAGAACTTTTTGACCAACAGCCTGCTGGAAGTGCGCCCGATGACCATTGAGAAGCTGCAAGGACGGCGCGACACGGTGGCGACCGTGGACGAGTGGCTCTCCTGCGACATCCGGGAAGACCCCATTGGTGCCATTGAACAGGGCGCAGCCAAGAATGAGAATTATCTCATCGTGGCGGCTTCCTCCGAGGGCACGGTGCGCAACGGCTGCGGCGACGACATCAAAATGGAGTTGATGAGCATCCTGAAAGGGGAGTACGTCAACCCACATGTGTCCATCTGGTACTACAAGCTGGATTCCATCGAGGAAGTGGGCCAGCCGGAGATGTGGCTGAAGGCCAACCCGAACCTGGGCAAGACCGTGAGCTACGAGACCTACCAGTTGGACGTGGAGCGTGCGGAGAAATCCCCCAGCGCCCGAAACGATATTCTGGCCAAGCGCTTCAACCTGCCCATGGAGGGCTACACCTATTTCTTCCCCTACGAGGAGACCCTGTGCCACAGGAAGAGAAGCTTCTGGCAGATGCCCTGTGCCATGGGCGCGGACCTTTCCATGGGCGACGACTTCTGCGCTTTTACCTTCCTGTTTCCGCTGTCCAACGGATATTTTGGGGTCAAGACGCGGGACTACATCACATCCTACACCCTCAGCCAGCTTCCGGCTTCGAGACGGCAGCAGTATGAGGAGTTCATGCGGGAAGGGACCCTGTTCGTGTTTGACGGCACGGTCCTGGACATGATGCAGGTGTACGATGACCTGGACAACTTTATCATGGAGAACGAGTACGACGTGCGGGCGTTTGGCTACGACCCCTACAACGCACAGGAGTTCGTGAAGCGCTGGGGCGATGAAAACAGCACCTTTGGCGTTGTGAAAGTGATCCAGGGAGCAAAGACCGAAAGCGTGCCGTTGGGTGAGCTGAAAAAGCTGAGCGAACAGCGGAAGCTGCTGTTCGACGAACAGCTGATGCAATTTGCCATGGGCAACTGCATTACGCTGGTGGACACCAATGGCAACCGGAAGCTCTACAAACAGCGGCAGGATCAGAAGATCGATGCCGTGGCTGCTATGATGGACGCTTACGTGGCGTGGAAACAGAACCGGGATGCGTTTGAGTAAAACAAAATCGCCAGCGTATTACGGAACAGAACGTAGTACTCTGGCGGTTTCTTGTTTTTAGATTTTTTGATAAACACTTCCGTCAGAACGGAGGTAGAGTTCAGATGGCTCGGAGGGCTTGTCCAGTGCTTCTTCAATAAACGCAAGAAGCGGAGTCTCCGATTGCGAATTCAGAGTGTCGTACAGTTTCAGAACTTTATGTTCGCTCTGTGATACATCACCTTTCAGCAGGCCCTTTTTCTTACTTTCAAGGTCCTTGCTGATTCTGTCGGAGAATTTTGTTATGGCACTGATCATGCGGTTCTGCGTCAGTGCAAACAGAGGCTTTGCATCAGCGCTGATATTTGCAAGATAGGATTGGTTCCAGTTTTGCGAATAATACGCTTCCATGATCGTGCTGATGGCGTAAAGCTGCGAGGCGAGATCAATTCCTTGTTTGTTCTGCAATACAGTTTTTGCTTGATTTTCGTTGGACTTTGCAGCAGCAGAACTCTCCAGCTGCTCTGTGTAAAATTCTATGTCCGCAACCGCTTTGATTTTTGCTCGCTGAAGATTCCCGATCGTAGCCATGCGCTGCGGTTCACTGAGCATGATAGTTGCGTAATTTGCGAGCGCATATTTTACGAAGGTAAGCTCTGACAGCAGCTCAGTACGCTTGGATGCCTGAAGGAATGCCAGAAGGTCGTCCAGCTTCCGGTTGACCTCTGTCAGCTTGGAGCTGATATCTGCAAGAAAATACTGGCCTGTTGCAAAAGATGCTACACTGAACATCTGGAAGGCAGCAACTGCTGTGGGATTGACCTTATACAGAGATGCACTTCCGGCAAAACTGCCTGCTGCGTCTATCATTGTGGTGGACTGACCGCCCTGATGGAGGTTCATTAAAGCCCCCTGAATGCCCTTCGGAAAATGGAGAACATACAGATTGGATGCCGTGCCAGCCACAAGCTGCGCAGGAACCAGCTGTAGAAGGGCGTTTGCTGTAATGCCAGCCTGCTCCGGAAATTTAATCTTCCGAAAGCGGGATGTATCGCCAAAATCAAAAGAAACATCGCTTGCGGTCACTTCGCAATTAAGGTTCTGCATGGAAAGCTGTTTGTCGTCCGCCATGGTGAGTCCTCCTCATGTTGATATGTTTATCATACAACATAGGAAAGTAATTTGCAATAGAAAATCGAAAGGGGCAGAAATGTGGCGATGGAATGATGGTACAACGGAACTGTACCATTACGGAATCAAAGGTATGAAGTGGGGTGTTCGGAGGACAAAAGAACAACTCGCGCATGACCGATATTCAATCGAAGCGAGAGCTGCTCGGAAATTCAGAAAACCATTTTATACCTCAAATGGTGTCCTTGTGAAAGGTCTATCGATTCATGCACTGGACCGTACCCAAGACCCTACCAGACAGGTGACTCTGGAAGGATTGCTGGATGCGTTGCAAAAGCCGCTAAACTCTGATACAATAAAGGTGCGGTATAATGAGAAGGGACAGCCTAGTCAACGGTTTATTGGTCAGCACGCTACGGTAAACGTAAACCCCGAAAATGGCTGTGTCACGACTGTCTGGAAAACAGGGCATGATGTAATCCGAAAATACACTAAGAGGTGATCCATGATGCTTACCGAGAAACAGATCGATTTTTTGAAAAGTCTGGGGCTTGATTACGATTATACCAAAATCGATAATTTTTCCGATGAGTGGGCCGAAATCGAAGAACGAGTCGGCGATGAACTGGAATATCGGGGGCTGGATGACAATTACTTTCCAAATGAGATAGGAACGATGTGCGAATCTATTTTAGACATCATTCCGTAATACGGTACATCTGAATGCATCAGCTTAATTGCTGGTGCGTTTTTTTTGTTTGTGAGGAGGTGAACATTATGGTATACAGGGATGAACTTTATCATTGGGGCATCAAGGGCATGAAATGGGGCGTACGACGATACCAGAACAAGGATGGTACACTTACTTCTGAAGGAAAGAAACACTATAGTCAAGATCACGAGGACTATACACGAGCACATACAAAGAAAAGTGTCCGTGAAATGAGTGACAGCGAACTGAATGCTCGAATCAATCGATTGCAGAAAGAGCAACAGTATGAACGGCTTACTGCTTCTCCCAGCAAGCTACAGAAAGCCATTAAAATTGCCGGAGCAACTGCCACGGCGCTTGGGACTGTTACAACGCTTTATAATAATGGTTCGAACGCGATGAAGCTCGGCAAGAGTATTGTTGAATCTGGGGCGTTTAAGAACGCTGTTGTTGGATGCGCACTGACCGCAACGATGAAGGCACATGGTGCATAAGGAGGAAAAAATGCAAGTTTATAAAGATGAGCTGTATCATCATGGCATCAAGGGCATGAAGTGGGGTGTACGGCGTTACCAGAACCCTGATGGTACTTTAACTGCGGCGGGAAAGAAAAAATATGGCGACCCTGATCGTAAGCTTACAAGTTATCAAAAAACAATGTATCGAATGGACTATGGCGTTAAAGGCGCAAACCGAATCGAAAAGGATTATTCCAAGGGAATGGATAAAAAGACCGCTGTGGAGAGAGAAAAGAAGCGAATTGCACGAGGAAAGGCTGTTTCAAGGGCGGTAGCAAGCGTATATGTCTATGACTATCTGACTGGAGGTAAAGTTAGTTCGGCTGCTAAAAATGCGGCCAAACATGCCGTAGCAAGGGCGCTCACAAATATGGCGGCGGAAAAAGCGTATAAGAACGAAACGAGAGGCCGTATGTACGCTCAATACACAGAAGTGTAAGCCGGAGGGAATCAAAATGACATCACAAACCTTTGGCTCCAGACTGAGACACGCCTGGAATGCGTTTTTGAACCGTGATCCCCCCGGAAGAAGCGGCGAAGGATACAGCTACCGCCCCGACCGGGTAAGGCTGAACCGAAGCAATGACCGGACGATCATGACGGCCATCAACACCCGCATTGCAATGGACGCTGCGGCAATTACCATCAATCATGTAAGGCTCGATGAAAACGGACGCTACGACGAAACCGTTGATTCGGGCCTTAATTCTTGCCTGAACCTTTCCGGCAATAAGGACCAGACGGGCCGGGCACTGCGATATGACATGTTCCTTTCCATGCTGGATGAGGGATGCATTGCGCTGGTGCCCATTGACGTGGACTACGATGGGAAGACCGGTAAGACCCGGATCGAATCCATGCGGGTGGGAAAGGTGCTGGAATGGTACCCGGACGACGTGCGGCTGGAAGTGTACAACGACCGGACCGGACGGAAAGAGGAAATCACCCTGCCGAAGACACAGGTGGCCCTGGTGGAGAACCCGTTCTATGCCGTGATGAACGAGCCCAACGGCACGGTGCAGCGCCTGATCCGGAAGCTGAACCTGATGGACGTGATCGACGAGCAGGTGGGCAGCGGCAAGCTCGACCTGATCATCCAGCTGCCCTACGTTGTGAAGGGCGAGACCCGGAAGAAACAGGCCGAAGAACGGCGGGCACAGATCGAACAGCAGCTCGCCGGTTCCAAATACGGCATTGCCTACACCGATGGCACGGAGCATATCACGCAGCTGAACCGCAGCCTCGAAAACAACCTTCTGAAAACCGTGGAGTACCTGACCAACATGGCATACAGCCAGTTGGGTATCACCCCGGAGATCATGAACGGTACTGCTTCCGATGCTGTGATGACCAACTACGAGAACCGCACCATCGAACCCATTGTGGCGGCTGCCGTGGACGAGATCCGGCGGAAGTTCCTGACCGAGGACGACCGGGCGAACCGGGAATCCGTGATGTACTTCCGCGACCCGTTCAAGCTGACCCCTGTTTCCGCCGTTGCCGAAATGGCCGACAAGTTTACCCGCAACGAGATCATGACCTCCAACGAGTTCCGGCAGGCCATTGGCATGAAACCCAGCAAGGACCCCAAGGCAGATGAACTGCGGAATGCAAACATCAGCCAGAGCAGTGAGGAAATTGCGGCGCAGAACAAAACAATCACGGCAGGGCGGGATGCCGTAGAGAGGAGTATTGCAAATCAAAATGGTTAATTTTGACTACGATTGCAGCGGCTGGGCAACGAAAGCGAACGTCCGGTGCTATGACGGGTTGGTGATCGCACAGGATGCCTTTAAGGAGTGCAGCGGCAAGGTTGTGCCCATGGTGTACAACCACGACCACGCCAACGTGGACAATGTGATCGGCCACTGCCTGCTGGAGAACCGGCCAGGTGGCGTGTACTGCTATGCCAAATTCAACGACACCGACACCGGCAAGACCGCAAGACAGTGCGTGGAGAGCGGCGACCTGAGCGCCTTTTCCATTTTTGCCAACGGCCTGAAGAAGGTGGGCAGCACCGTGAAGCACGGCTTTATCCGGGAAGTGAGCCTGGTACTGGCCGGATGCAACCCGGGTGCCCTGATCGACGAGGTGGTAAAGCACAGCGCCGATGAGGACTACGAGGGCGGCGAGGCCTTTATCTATAACGAGGACGGCCTGAGCCTGACCCATGGCATGGACCCCGAGGGCAACCCGCTGGAAGACCTTACACACAGTGCGGACAGCGGCGATGCCGTGACCGACGACAAAGTAACACAGGAGGAAGCCAAAATGGCGGACGAAAAGAACATGAACAAAGAAGAGACCGTTGAGGATGTGTTCAACACCCTGACGGAGAAGCAGAAAAATGTCGTATACGCGATCATTGGCTCTGTTATGCCCAGTGAAAAGGACGATGACGGTGAGGAGGACGATACCGTGAAGCAGAATGTTTTCGACAAGGATACCAACGCAACCGTGCTGAAGCACAGCATCGATGAGATCAACAACGTGGTCAAGACCGCAAAGAGCCACGGCACCATGAAGGCTGCCTTTGAGGATGCCGGCATGGACAGTGACGAGCTGGCCCACAGCATCGACAACATCGACTGGCTGTTCCCTGAGGATCACCTGCTGGACACCACGCCCCGCATCATTGACAAGCCCGACGACTGGGTGAGCGTGGTCATGGGCGCTGTGCACCACATTCCCTTCAGCCGGTTCAAGAGCATGTTTGCTGACCTGACCGAGGAGGATGCCCGCGCAAAGGGTTACTTCAAGGGCAACTTCAAGAAGGAAGAGGTCTTTGGCCTGCTGCGCCGCTCCACCAGCCCCACCACCGTATACAAGAAGCAGAAGCTGGACCGCGACGACGTGATCGACATTACCAGCTTTGACGTTGTGGCATGGCTGAAGCAGGAGATGCGCCTGAAGCTGAACCGTGAGCTGGCTCTGGCTTACCTGCTGGGCGACGGTCGTCTGGCTGCTTCTGAGGACAAGATCGACGAGAACTGCATCCGTCCTGTGTTCAACGACAGCGACCTGTTTACCATCAAGGTCCAGTGCAAGACCACCGGCCTGACCACCGTGGAGGACAAGTACAAGGCCCTGATCAAGCAGATCCTGCGCAGCCGCAAGGAGTACCGCGGCTCCGGCACCCCCACCCTGTTCACCACGGAGGACGCTCTGACCGAGATGCTCCTGCTGGAGGACGGCATCGGCCACCCGCTGTATGCTGACGAGGCTGCTCTGGCCCGCAAGCTGCGTGTGAAGAACATTGTGACCATCCCCGAGATGGAGGGCCGCAAGGGTGCCAAGGGCGGTGACCTGGTCTGCCTGATCGTGAACCTGGCCGACTACACCGTGGGCGCAGACAAGGGCGGCGCTGTTTCCATGTTCGACGACTTCGACATCGACTTCAACGCCCAGAAGTACCTGATCGAGACCCGCTGCTCCGGCGCTCTGACCACCCCGTTCAGCGCCATGGCTGTTGAGTGGGCTGCTTAAAGAGAAAGGATAGAACTATGCTGAACACCATCTACGAGACCGGTTATGACCTGCACGTGGCAAACTACGTTGCCTACCTGCACACCGACAAGAAGCTGTACGAGGACGAGGCCCACAAGGTTCAGGCCAAGAAGGCTGACGTGGAGAAGGCCTTTAAGCTGGGCCGTCTGATCGTGATGGCTGCCGACAAGACCTACCTGCCTGTGGCCCTGATGGCTGCCGGTGTGGTCGTGACCGACGGCACCACCCCCACCACCTGCACCATGGCTGCGGACGAGGCCTGATCTTTTCAGGTTTCAAGGTTAGTCACAACAAATCAAAATGGAGTGAGAAGAGATGAGATACTGCGGGAAGCTGGGATTTGCAGATGAGGTGGAGGAGACCGCCCCCAGCGTATTTACCGAGAAGATGACGGAACGCACCTATTACGGGGACGTGCTGGAGTTTGGACGGCAGATGCAGGTGGGGGACAAAGTGAACCCCGACATCACGGTTGGAAACCAGTTGAGCATTCTGGCTGACCCGTTTGCGAACGACCATCTCTACGATCTCCGGTATGCGGTGTTTATGGGACAGAAATGGCAGGTGACCGGCGTGAAGGTACAATACCCGCGCCTGATCCTGACCTTGGGAGGGCTCTGGAATGGAAGCACGGCTGAAGGTTGACACGCTCCTGCGCGAAGTGCTGAAGGAGAACGGAAAGTCGATCCACCTCTATTATCAGCCGAAAGCGGGATTCCAGCTCCAATATCCCTGCATCGTGTACAGCGAAACCAGGATTCGGAACAACCATGCAAACAACAGGGTGTACATCCAGCATCCGTTCTACACGGTGACTGTGATGGACAAAGACCCTGACAGCAAGATCAAAGCGGCCGTAAGTGTGTTGCCAAAATGCACCTACGACCGCTCTTTTGTTTCGGACGGATTATACCACACCGTTTTTACGATCTACATCTAAGGAGGAACTATATGTCCAGATTGATTTGGGACGCGGTCGGCGAAAAGTTTTACGAGATGGGCACCAAGCTGGGTGTCCTGTATCCCATGAACAACACCGGCGCTTACGACAAGGGCGTGGCCTGGAATGGCCTGACCGCCGTGACCGAGAGTCCCTCCGGCGCTGAGGAGACCAAGCTCTACGCCGACGACATCAAGTATGCTTCTCTGCGCTCTGCCGAGGAGTACGGCTACACCATCGAAGCCTACACCTACCCTACCGAGTGGGAGCCCTGTGACGGTTCCGCACAGGTTGCAACGGGTGTTTCCATCGGCCAGCAGAAGCGCCAGGGCTTTGGCTTCAGCTGGGTGACCACCGTGGGCAACGACGTTGATGACGAGGTGGGCCAGAAGATCCACATTGCGTGGAACAGCACCGCTTCCCCCAGCGAGAAGAGCTACGCCACCATCAACGACAACCCCGATGCCATCACCTTCAGCTGGGAGTGCACCACCTCCCCCGTGAGCGTGACCGGCCACCGCCCCACCAGCCACATGGAGATCGACTGCTCCAAGCTGAAGGCTGCCACCGTGAAGGCCATTCAGGATAAGCTCTATGGCACCGAGACTGCCGAGGCGACCCTGCCTTCCCCCGACGAGCTGATCAAGCTGATCACCGACAGCGAGGGACAGGTGTAAGAAGCCAGGCATCAATGAACACGATAAAGGAGAAGAAAAATGCTGAAAAAGACGATGACCACCGTGGACTTTGGCGGTACTGAGCGGACGGAAGACTACTACTTCAATCTGACCCGTGCCGAGATCATTGAGATGGAGCTGACCACCGAGGGCGGCCTTGTGCAGATGATCAACCGCATCACTGCCGCCCAGAGCCAGCTGGAGCTTGCCAAGCTGTTCAAGCAGATCATCTGCAAGAGCTACGGTGTGTTGAGCCCGGATGGCCGGAAGTTCATCAAGAACGATGCGGTGCTGGCGGACTTTATGTCCACCCAGGCCTACAGCGACCTGTACTACAAGCTGGCCTCCAACGGCGAGGCCGCGGCCGCATTCTTTGAGGGCATCCTGCCGGAGGACATGAAGGAGGAGACCAAGAAGGCCGCCCCTGTGAACGCCCAGCCCGGCCTGAAGGTGCTGGAAGCCCCCGTGAAGGGCACTGAGGAGCAGTAACATGCCCCCTCTTACCGCTCCGTCCGCCAAAGGGCGGCGCGTCGCGGAGCTCCCCCAAAGAGGCGAGCTCTGTTTAGAAGAATATTCAAAATGGAGCGTGCTCTGAGAAGGGCACCTCAATGAACACACACCAGGGAGAGAAAGCAAATGATGACGCTTACGATACCGGGACAACAGCGGTGGAACGAAAAGACAGAGGAATTTGTCTACACGCCTGCCGTGGTCCTGAAGCTGGAACATTCACTGCTCTCCCTGGCTCATTGGGAAAGCAACTGGAACATCCCGTTCCTGAGCAATCTGGACAAGCTGACCGTGGAGCAGTGGCTGGACTACATCCGCTGCATGACGGTGACCAAGGGGGTAGACCCCGAAGTGTACGCCAGACTGACCCGGGAACAGTACCGTTCCATTAACGAATATATGGAAGCTCCCATGACCGCAACATGGTTCAGCGGGGAGCCGAGACCCAACGAACGAAAGACCGCAGGAAAGCCCCGGCCAAAACGACCGCCCCGGAAAAGCGGGACCGAGACCACGGCTGAGGTGCTGTACTGCCAGATGTTCAGCTTTGGCATTCCGAAAGAGTGCGAGAAGTGGCATTTGAACCGATTATTGACCCTGATCCGGGTATGCCAGGAGAGCCAGGCACCGGCGAAGAAGATGAGCAAGGGTGACCGGATGGCCCAGCAGCGGATGCTGAACGAGCAGAGAAAGGCCCGGCTGAAGACGAGAGGGTAAGATGCCAAAAGTAATTGTCTTTCGCCAGAAGGGCGACTGGAAGAAGAGCCGGAAATTTTTGAAGCGATGCTCGAACCTAAACCTGGATGAGCTGCTTGACCGATACGGACAGGAGGGCGTGGAGGCCCTTGCGAAGGCGACCCCGAAGGACACGGGAAAGACGGCAGCAAGCTGGGGCTACACGGTGACAAAGGGAAAAGAGCGCATCGCCATTACATGGAGAAACTCCAACATCGTGGACGGTGTGCCCATTGCGGTGATCCTGCAATACGGACACGGCACACGAAACGGAGGATACGTAGAGGGCGTGGATTATATCAACCCTGCGATGCGGCCCATTTTTGAGCGGATCGCAGCACGGGCATGGGGCGAGGTGAGGACAGAATGAGCCAGGAAGTAGACAGCCGCGTTGTTGAAATGCGGTTTGACAACGCAAATTTTGAGAAAAATACCAAGCAGACCATCTCGACCATTGACCGGCTGATGGAGAAGCTCCAGTTTAAGGGAGCGGAAAAGGGCTTTGAGAAGCTGGACGCAGCCGCGGAGAACGTGGACTTTGCCACCATGCAGACGAGCCTTGACCGGCTGGAATCCAAGTTCTCGAGCCTGAACATCGTGGCCACCACGGCGCTGGTGAACATCACCAACAAATTTGTGGACGCGGGCGAGAAGCTGGTCAAGAGCCTGTCCATCGATCAGGTGGCCAGCGGCTGGGACAAGTACACCGAAAAGACCTCCAACGTTCAGACCATCATGAACGCCACGGGCAAGAGCATCGATCAGGTGAACGGCTACCTGAACAAGCTGATGTGGTACTCCGATGAGACCAGCTACAGCTTCAGCGAGATGACCAGCGCCCTTTCCCAGATGACGGCTGCGGGCGGCAACATCGACAAGATGATCCCCATGATCATGGGCATTGCCAACGCCACCGCAGACGCGGGCAAAACGGGCTTTGCGTTCCAGAGCACCATCCGGAACCTGACCCAGAGCTACAGCGCCGGACATTTGCAGCTTCAGGACTGGAAGAGCCTGAACCTGATGGGTACGGCCACCAAGGCCCTGAAGCAGGAGCTCATTGACACAGCGGTGGAGCTGGGCACTCTGAAAAAGGGCGAGGTGACCATCGCCAGCTTTGAGTCGAGCCTGCAGAAGAAGTGGGCCAACACTGAGGTCATGGAAAAGACCTTCGCAAAGTATGCTTCCATGATGGAGGCGGCCTATGAGCTGACCCCGAAGAACCCGGGCATGACCAGCTCCGAGGCCCTTGAAAAGCTGAGCGGTCAATACGGTGAACTGGCAGAACGTGCGGCACTGGCGGCCCAGCAGGCAACCAGTTTTGGACAGGCCATTGATTCCACCAAGGACGCGGTCAGCTCTTCCTGGATGAAAGTCTTCGAGACCTTCTTTGGCAACAAGGAAGAGGCCACCGAGACCTGGACGGAGCTTTCAGACCGGCTGTACGACATTTTCGTGCCCAGCATCGACGGGCTGAACGAACGGCTGAAGGACGGACTGAACAGCGGATGGAATAAACTGCTTGAAAATGAGCTGGGCGATCAGGCAGACGTGTATGCGTATACCATGGAGCAGGTGGCACTGGCTTCCGGTGCGATCACTGAAAAGCAGATCTCCGATGCAGGTAGTTTTGGCGAAGCCATCAAACAGGGAGGCATCAGTGCAGATCTTTTGAAAAAAGGCCTGGATGAAGCACAGGCAAGTGCAGAGAAGATGCTGACCCTGAGCGATGCCGAATTGAAGGCGCGAGGGCTTGAGCGGGAAGAAATTGAGAAACAGGCGAGCGCATTTGAAGAACTGAATCAAAAGGTTCAAAATGGAACGCTTGATCTGGAAGGATACTCGAAACAGATCCGGGAACTCTCGGGACGAGAGCATCTGATGCAGAGCCTGTGGAACCTGATGGATGCAGTGAGTGCCATAGTGAAGCCCATCCATGAGGCATTTCAAGATATTTTCCCGCCAAAGACAGGCGAGGAGATCAAGAGCTTTGCACAATGGCTAGACAGCATCACAAAGAAGCTTATCATCAGTGATGATACGGCCAAGAAGATCAAGACAACCGCAGAGGGCGTATTCTCTGTTTTGCGAGTCGGGAAAGATATTCTGGAAGGTATCATTTCTGGTGTGGCACGGGTTCTGAACCTGACAAAGCCTTTGGCCGATATTCTGCTGGATGCGGCATCGGCTGCCGGTGAATTTGCTTCGGAGATCACGAAAGGGATTCACCCGCTGGATACCATTGGTACTTGGGTGACCAATTTTGTGGATGCGGCTGCTCCGGTGCTTTATTCTTTTGGCTCTGTTGCGGACAAGATCTTTGCACAGCTTGCACAGGGTGCGAAAGAAGCATTCAATGAATTTGACCCAGAGAAACTGAATCAGTTTATTCTGGGCGGCATGGGAGCCAGTATGTTGGTCTCCCTCAAGGGGTTCTTTGAAAGCATCAAGTCCATCGGTTCCAGTGCAAAGGATGTGGTCGGCGGCATCAAAGACTGCATCGAATCTCTGGGCGAAGCAATCGATGCGTGGAAATCAGCCAAGAAGGCAGACACCCTGATGACGATTGCAAAGGCTGTGGCATTGATGGCCGGTTCACTGGCTGTTCTCTCCATGGTGAAAGCAGATCGACTTGGTGCGGCCATTGGCGTACTGACGGTCGCATTCGGCGAACTGCTGGGCGTGATGGCCGTTATGACCCATCTGACGAAGAATGTTCAAAGCCTGAAGCTGAGCGTTTTGGCCGGTGGTATGGTGGCTGTCTCGGCTGCGGTGCTGGTGCTCTCGGGTGCACTGAAAGTTATTTCGTCCATTGATTCCGACAAGCTGCTCGGCAGTGTGGTGGCACTTGGCGGCGTGATGGCAGAGCTGACATTAGTTGCAGTCATTCTCTCAAGAGATGGAGGGCGGTTCACCAAGGGTGCTGCGGGCATGATCGCTTTTGCGGCAGGCATCCGTATCCTGGCAGTCAGTGTAAAAGCCTTAGGCGGCCTGAGCGTGACAGCACTTGCTAAGGGGATTGCCGGAGTGGGAGCACTGTGCGCCGAGCTGGTGGTCGCCGCCAAGTTGATGAATGGCACGAAATTCGGCATTGGGAAGGGTACTGGCTTTGTACTGATGGCTGCATCCATGGAGATCCTTCAGGATGCCGTTGCAAAATTCGGTGAAATGGACTGGGAATCCATTGGCCGTGGGCTTACTGCGGTGGCGGGAGGCCTTGCAGCATTTGTAGTAGCACTGAATCTGTCGAAAGGCACCATCGGCAGTGCAATCAGCCTGACCATGATGGCTGTGGCAGTGAATCTGCTGGTTCCTGCATTGCAGGGTCTGGGTAATCTGAGCTGGGAGACCATCGGCAAAGGGCTGTTGACGCTCATCGGTGCGTTTGTTGTGATGGGCGGTGCGGCAGTGATCCTGGCTCCTGTGACTCCGGTAATCGTAGCACTGAGTCTTTCTCTGAGTGCGCTGGCACTGAGCCTTGGTGCACTGCTGGCACTGACTTCGGCATCCACGTTCATCAGTAATCTGGCATCCAGCCTGAGTTTGCTGAATAGCCTGAACTTCCAGGTATTTTTGAACGGCATTAAGGCCGTGGCATGGATGCTGGTTGAGTTCATTGCCGGTATTTTTGAGGGATTGGGTGAGGTTGCCAGCAGCCTGGTGACTTCCATTGCGAAGATCATCAAGGCCCTCTGCGATGCAATCATTCTGGCAGCTCCGGCAATCGGCCAGGTATTGTATGTGTTGGGGACGACTGTTATTGATACGGTGGTCAGCCTGACAGCGTATGTCTGGGAAAAGATCGAGCCTGCACTGAATGATCTATGGGCAAAGTTTACAACATGGGCTGGAAACCACAATCCGCTTGATCCGAAAAACTGGGGCGGACAGGACAAAGGTGTTTCGGCCCAGACTTTTGTACTGCCTTTCGCAGATATTCTGGATGAACTGAAGAATGGCAATTCCGTGACGGCCGGATTTTACCAGCTGTTCACAGGCGTTGGCAAAAATGCAAGCGAAGGCGTGGCAAAAGGCCAACTCGAAGGCAAGAAAGATGCGACGGACGCTTCCGAAGAGGTTGCAAACGCCGTAATTGATACCAGCAAAACGGCCTTCGACACCCATTCTCCGTCCAAGGTCATGGCGCAGATCGGCCAATATATCACGTTGGGATTGGCACAAGGCATTGCAGACCCCAGTGCACTGGCGCAGGCCAAGGCCAACATGCTGCACGCGGCGACCTCCATCCGGAATGTCTTCACCACCTTCTGGGGCATCCATTCGCCCAGTGACGTTGCAGCCAGCGACGCGGAGAACATCCTTGAGGGTGCGATCCTGGGCATTGGCGACAAGACGAAACAGGACGAGCTGCGGCAGGCGAGTTATTCTGGCGCATTGGTGATGAAAGACGGTGTCCTTCAGGCCATGGACGAGACCGTTATTGCCATCCAGAAGAAGATGCCGGAACTTTATGACGCGTTCAAGCAGAGCAGTCTGCATCCCGGCAATCTGCTGTATCAAAATGGGCTGTCCGGCGCGATGAACGATTTCAGCGATGCCATGGACGATACCATTGTGATCCCCGGAAAGACAGGCATGAAGAGAGCAGGCAGCAGCCGGAACGCAACGAAGGCCGAGATTGCAGGCGCAAAACAGGGAAATGCGGATGCGCAGAAGAATCTGAAGAACCCATACGGCATCCTGAGCAGTTGGTACCAGAACGCCGTGGATGATGCACTGGACGGAGCGGGCGGCGGCACCACTAAGTCCAAAGCCTCCAAGGCCGGTAAGTCACTGGCAGACACGCTGACAAGTGCATTCTCCGACCAGCTGAAGGCCAACAAGACCGAGATGTCCAACGCAACCGGCGAATACGCGCTGTGGGAAGTGACGGGCGGCGACACGGCCACGGTGGAAGAACTTATCACCAAAAAGACCGAGAGCCTGACAAAGGAGATCGAGCTCCAGACCAAACGGGTGGCCATTGCAAAAGAGCAGTACGACACCCTGCTGGCCAAGGTGGGCGCGAACAACAGCAAGACGAAAGATGCATACGGCACCCTGCTGAGCGAGCAGAAGACCCTTGCGGAGCTTCAGAGAAGCAAGCAGGACAGCATCCTGAAGGTCATTCAGGAGCGGTACGAGACCGATGCCAAGACCGCGGAGGACGAATACGAGCTTTGGAGCGCCCTGTACGAGGACAGCGCCGAGGTGACCGAGAAGTCCAACAAGAAGATCGACTACATCAACCGGAAAATCAAGAACCAGGCGGAGATCCTGCTGGCCACCGAGAAGGACTACATCGCCATCAAAAACGAGTTCGGCGAGGCAAGCCAGAAGACCCAGGCGGCCTACCAGCAGTATCTGGAGGCACAGACCGAGCAGCAGAAGCTCATCAACGAGCTGAATCAGGCCCAGCTGGATGCCTACGACAGCAAGGTCTCCTACCTGGAAAAGCAGGAGAAGCTGGTGACCAACCGGCAGAACATGCTGGCTAAGCTCTACGGCGACGGGGACCTTGCGGGCCGGGAGGACGCTTACAAGGCTGCGGTGGAACAATACGGAGCCGACAGCGCCCAGGCACGGAAAGCCGCCACCCAGGGCACCATGACCGCCATCATCGGCGTGGGCACGGCACTGGACAGCATGAGCTACAGCCTGAAGAAGGTAACGAACAAGCAGCTGAAGTACGACGAGGCTGTGAAGAAGTTTGGCAAGAACAGCGAGACCGCACTGGACGCACTGGCAGACCTGCAAAGCGAACAGTACAGCTTTGTGGGCTTTGCAGAAAATCTGGCGGATGCCTTTGAGCTGGACGACTCCGGCAAGCGGATGATGATGCAGCTGGGCTACTCCATCTCGAAGAACTGGCGGCCCATTCAAGAGGGCTTCAACAGCGTCTGGGCACAGGTGCAGAAGAGCGCCCCGGAAATGGCCTCGAAGCTCAGCAGAGCCTTTGGCGTGGCCACCAAGGACGGCGTGACCGAAGTGATCACCGACCTCTTTGGCACCATTACCGCCCTTGTGAGCGGTGACTGGGGCGGGGCAGTGACCGGCGGCATTACCACCGTGCTGGACTTTATGGGCACGGAGTTCGGCCGCCTGATGATGAGCAAGGGTATGAACGCTCTGCTGGGACTGCCCAAAGCCTTCAGTGCGCTGGCGCAAGGCGGCGGTACCCTGAAGGTGATGGGCCAGGTGGTCAAGGTGACCGGCGTGACCGAGAACCTTGGCAGCATCCTGGGCAACATGAGCGGCCTGTTGGGCTCTGCCACGGGCGGCACGGGACTGCTGGGAGAAGCACTGGGCGGCCTTGGCAGCATCGGCGAGATGATCACCGGCTCTGGCGGCTTACTGGGCGGTCTGGGAGAACTGGGCGGCACTCTGATGAGCGTGCTGGGCTCCATTGGCCCCGAAGGCTGGCTCATTGGCGCGGCCATTGCGGGCGGCGGACTGCTGATCGCCAACTGGGACAAGATCGGTGATTTCTTCAGCGGGTTCTTTGACTGGCTGGGAAATGCCTTCTCGCACCTGTGGGACTGGATCAGCAACGGCTTCAAAGGCCTGGTGGACGTGGGCGGAAACCTGATCTCCGGCCTGTGGCAGGGCATTACCGGTGCGGCGGGTGCGGTGTGGAACGGCATCTGCGACTTCGGCAGCAGCATCGTGAATGGATTCTGCGACTTCTTTGGGATCCATTCCCCCAGCCGCGTGATGGCGGGCATTGGTGAATACCTGAGCCTTGGTTTGGCGCAGGGCATCACCGACGAGACCGACTCCGTGGTGCAGGGCGTACAGGACGTGAGTGACACGGCCCTTTCCACCATGATGGATCTGGCCCAGCGAGTGGGCGACATTGCCAGCGACGACTTCGAGTATGAACCCAGCATCCAGCCCGTAGTGGACATGAGCGACGTTCAAAATGGAGTGGACTGGCTGAACGACACCCTGTTCCAGAACGGCACGGTAGCCCTGAATGCAGAGCGCACCGCAGGCCTTGCCGCCAACGTGGTGCGCAGAGCCGAGGTGACCAAGGCCCAGCAGGAAGAGGCCAACAAGGTTGACCAGAAGGCAAACCCCAACGCCGACATCGTTTCGAGCGTGGAGGCACTGGGCGAGCACATCGACAGCATTGCCCGGGCCGTGGCCAACATGAAGGTCCAGATGAACGGCCGGAAACTGGTGGGCGAGATCATCAACGACGTGGACGAGGGGCTGGGGAAGATCAACCGGAGGAACAACCGATGATGGGACGGAGCGCAACTGACCCGGCGCTTTCCTCACAGATCCCCACATTTGCGGGGCTTATTTTTAAGGTATATGACAATGCAGGGGCTTCCCGGGAATACAGCACGAGAGACTTCAACCTGGTCCCCCTGAACCCCCTGCATGTCAATGCCTTTGAGGAAAAATACGAGACGATGGACTTTCCTTCCTACCACGGCACGCCGGAAAAGGCTCCGCTGGGAAAGAGGGTGTTCCAGAACTCGACCGGAAGCTGGGACTTTTATTACGTGGCGGACGGTGTACCGCATTCCAGCTGGGATGACTACGGACGGCACGCCATGGACGATGTGCGGGAGCGATGCGGCATCCCCGACAAAACCGAACAGAGCATTCGGCTTTACCCCGACTGGTCGAGCCGGGAAGGTGACTGGACAAGCACCTATTTCCGGCTGATGCGGATCATTCAGGGAAGAGAATGCGAGGTGCGGATGGAGCTGGGCGGAACCGTGCTCTCCACCGCGCAGACGAGAAGCTACAAAGGGCGCTGCTGGATCAGCAACGTCAAGAACGGCAACGACGGACGGGTGACGCTGACCATCTCCTATGACTTCCAGCCGCCTGCCGACATGCTGAGTTAAGGAGGAGCCATGTACCATTCCATCACCATTGGTGACAAGAACACCTGGGATGACTGGAAGATGATCCCGGTCTCCCGGCCTGTGGTGGCTCCCCCGGTGGAGAAAGTCCTCTCCGTGAACGTACCCGGACGAGACGGAACCACCTACCTTTCCAAGAGCCTGACGGGTTACCCGGTATTCAAAGCCCGGGAGGGAAACTGGGAGTTTTATCTGGACACGGACGAGTGGCGGGGGCAGAACCTTTCGACCCCTGTGGGAACCGGAGCGCTGGAGTATCTTTCCAGAGCGCTGGCGAAGAGCAACTCGATCCCGGCACAGACCAGGGTGCGGCTGGAGGATGACCCGGCGTTCTTTTATCTGGGGCGTGTCTGGGTGAACGGGGGCATCAAGCAGAAGAACGGACACAGCGTCGTGACCTTTGCTTACAGCCTTTACCCGTTCAAGTTCCTGTACGACAACATTCAGGAGGACTGGGTGTGGGATACCTTTGGGTTTGAGACCGATCTGGCCGTGCCCTACTGCAAGGACATCCCCATCAAGGCACTCCAGAGCAAGACCTTCCGGATGCCGCCCAGCGAAAAACCGAGCCTGCTGCAAGCAAAATGGACCGGTGGCAGTTATGTGGGGGTTACACTGGCAAAGAGCCAGACCTACCCCTACGAAAAGGCAAAAGAGCTGGGACTTCCGGCAGAGGAGGTCTCGTACTGCCCAATGATGGACGAGGGCATGGGAAAGGTGGACATCGGCCTGATCGACAACGATCTGCGATATGACGTGTACGAAGTGCGGGCGAGCACCACGACCGATGCGGGAACGCTCAACCTGTATTACCAGCCGGCGTATCTATAAACCTCTCCGTCAGCTTTACGAAACTTCAAAATGGATGCAGAAAGGAGGGAGGAGCCATCGGATATCAAGTTTATGCGGGAACCATCTCAAAGAAGACGGAGACCTTTAACGGCACGAGCGCTCTGGGGTTCCAGTGGGACACCCGGGAGTGCATCTTTGATTCCCAGGGCGACACGATAGAGGGAAGCGTTTCCAACCGTTTTCTCGAAGACCCGGTGCTGAACCTGGCCAAAAACGAGTTCGGCAGCTTTGAGGCGACCATTCCATACCAGATCAACACGGCATTCGGCAGTTACAAGAACCCTGTGTACACCACCCTGAAGTATGAGAAAACGTGGCTGGTGGTGGAAGAGGACGGCAAACCGATCTGGCTGGGTTACGTGACCGAGACGGAAAAGCTGTTTGACCTGAGCTACAAGCTGTATGCCGAGGGCGTGCTGGGATATCTCCAGCGATTTGTGCCGAAAGTGAACGGCGGAACCTACTACCTGACCACCGACAACCCGATGGAGCAGTGGTCGAGCGTGCCCTCCAACAGCATCTTCTACCTTGCAACGCAGGCGTTGAAGGACTACTATCAGGGGCCTTACGGGACCTTTGGCATCGGGAAGGTGAACATCCAGCCCGGGCGCACCATCGACACCTCCAGCAAGGGAACCCTGTTCGAGAGCCAGTGGAGCCTGCTGAACACCTTTTTGCTGGAAGAATACGACGGATACCTGCGGACACGGATCGTGCGGGCAGACAACGGCACTGCGGTATGGCGGGTGTACATCGATTACCTCGTGGAAACGGATGCTACCACGACGCAGACCATTGAATATGGCGTAAATCTGCTGGATTTCAGCTATGTGGAGCAGATGTCCAGCGACGTGGTGACCCGTGTGACCGCATACGGCACCCAGACGACCACCAGCGGATGGTGGATCTTCAAGACGACCACCGTGAGCGCGATCTCGGAGACGGTGCGGGACGAGGCGGCAGAAGCAAAGTACGGTATCATTGAGAAGTGTATCCAGGTCGACGGCAACACGAACAACGACAACCTGCGCAAAGAAGCACAGACCGAGCTGAAGGGGTACAAGCAGAACATCGAGCCTGTGATGACCCTGACCGCTTACGACCGGGTTGACAGCGGGGAAAGCAATGACCGACTGGGATTTCTGATCAAGACCCACATCATCTCCAGCCCCCACGAGATCGACAAGTGGCTGGTGTGCACCAAGCTGAAGCTGCCGCTGGATGCGCCCAACGAGAAGCAGTTCACCTTTGGTCTGACCCCCGAGAAGCTGACCAAACAGCAGGTGCAGAAGCAGGCCATGGACAGCGTATGGACGATCGCACAGGCGATCATCAGTTTCCTGAACCAGCTGCTGGGCAACCTGAGCAGTTCGTAAGGGTTCAAAATGGAGGAGGTTGAGAATAGGAATGGATTTTGATGCGATCATTACGGGCATCCGGAAGGCGATCTATGGCCGGGAAGTCCGTGAATACATCGCCAGCTCGATGGAGTGGACCCGGGATTTTGTGAACCAGAGCATCGCCAACATCAAAGAGCTGCTCCGTCAGGCCGAAGCGGCACGGGATGCGGCAAAGGCAAGCCGGGATGCTGCCAAGGTGAGCGAGACCAACGCCAAAGCAAGTGAGAACGCGGCCAAGGCCAGTGAGAACGCTGCGGCATCCTCTGCTTCTGCGGCGGCAGGTTCGGCCAGCGCGGCAAAGACCAGCGAGACCAAGGCCAAGGCCAGTGAGAACGCTGCAAAGACCAGCGAGACCAAGGCGAAGACCTCGGAGACCAATGCCAAGGCCAGCGAGAATGCGGCCAAGACCTCGGAGACCAACGCGAAGACCAGCGAGACCAACGCCAAGAGCAGCGAAACAAAGGCTGCCACCAGCGAGGCCAACGCGAAGACCAGTGAGACCAATGCGAAAGCCAGCGCCGACAGCATGGGGACCAGCGTGGCCACCTGCACCACCAAGGCCAAGGAAGCCGAAGCAAGCGCAGGGAAGGCCAAGACCAGCGAGGGAAATGCGAAGACCAGCGAAGGAAACGCCAAGGCCAGCGAGAACGAAGCCCGCCAACTGGTGGAAGCGGCCAAGAAGGTTGTGAACACCGACAAGACCCTGACCATTGACGGCGCACCCGCGGACGCAAAGACCGTGGGCGGCAAGTTCAAGAGTATCAAGACCGACTGGAATTCCGTGACGGATAAGCCGAGTACGTTTCCCTCTACATGGGACAGCGTGAGCGGGAAGCCGAGTAGTTATCCACCGAGTGCGCATAACCATGATGCAAGTGCCATCGTATCAGGAACTCTGCCCATTGCCCGAGGAGGGACTGGACAGACTACATCCAGAAGTGCGTGTGAGACTTTGCTCTGGAGAGATGAGCTAACTGGCGCGCCTAATTGGGATGCTCTCGATACAGGCATTTGGCGGACAACTCCTGATCACTGGGGGACAAACGGGCCAAGCGGGGTATATACATACGGCATTGTTATGGTGTGGAATTATGTCGGTAATGTAACACAAGTATATATTGCTCATAGTACAGGAGAAATGGCGTTTCGTCAGAGATGGAATAATGGCAACGGATTTTCAGGTTGGGCACGTGTCAACACCAACACCATCACCTCTCAAACCAGTGACCCCGGTGCGGGAAGCAGCCTTGCAACCGGCTCTATCCTGCTGGTGTACGCATAAGGAGGCGAGAGCATGGCAATTTATACCGGAATTGGCGGAAGTGCTAAGTCGGTCTCCAAGATCTACACCGGCGTGGACGGTGCCGCAAGGCCCGTGCACAAGGGTTATATCGGCGTGGATGGCGTGGCCAAGAAGTTCTATGACGGCGGCAATCCCATCAGCTCTTTTGCATTGGGGACAGAATTTGGCATTAAAGACCCGAGCGGCAACAATACCTACTGGTATAAGCTGATCCACAAGGGCGTTCCGGGCGGTGGGTTGTACGACAGCACAGCAAACGGTGCATGGCTTTGGCGAACAAACATTGCCTGCTCAACAGCGATCGATAGCAGTAACTACATCTACGGCTACGAAGGATGGGCGCTGGACAACTGGTGTGTCAACTACCCGGGCGGAAATATCACACCCAGTGTAGCAAACCGCCTGATGACCGTGCATCTGCCCTACGTGAAACAGGCTGATTACAATTCGGCCAATGTTTCCTCCGGCTCAAACGGCCTTTCGAGAAAGTGCTTTCTGCTTTCCGCAGTCGAGATGGGCGTTTACACCTGGCAGGGCATAGATGGCCTGATGGCACAAGAGGGTGCAAAACTGGACTACTTCGACTACACGACTGCTGCCACCGACAAGCGAAAAGCAGACAATGAATACTGGACACGCTCCAAGCGAACCCACAACGGCAACTATATGTACACGTTTTATGCGGACGGAAGTTTTTCCAGTGCAGGCCGCCACAGAGAGGACTCGTACGGTCTGCGCCCCTGCATCGTGCTGCCGCTGAATACGCTGGTGACAACGGTTACTGGGTTCTTATGGCTCGAACATAACTATATTATCTGAGCGCCCGGAAAGGAGATTTTAAAATGGAAGAAACAGCGATCCGCCCCGGGTACACGGTACCGACCGAGACCGACGGTACCCCGGCAGATTACAGCGCGATCGAGGCTGCGGTGAACGCACACAACCAAAACGCACAGCCCGGGGAAGCTTACTGGGGCATCCGGCTATGCGGGGCGGAGTACGAGGTGTACGAATACGGGGAAGTACCCCAGCCACCGACCGCCGAAGAACTGGCTGCACAGGAAGCGGCCCAGCAAAAGGCAGCGGCAAAACAGAAAGCCGTGGACACCCTGCCCGAAACACTGTCCGCCCTGCAAAGCGCCCAAACCGACACCGACAGCCTGGTGGTGGATCAGGAGTACCGGTTGACCATGTTGGAGCTGGGGGTTACGCCAGAGGAATAAGAGTCGAGTCAGCCCATTTGTATCGTTTCGCTTATTGGCACACTGAAAAGGAATGCTGATGAGCGATTTTTTACATTAAGATGGCTCATGCGGAACGTGAGCAGAAAGGAATCAAAATGGAACTCTATAACACCTGTGCACGCCTGATCGAACGCGGCAAGACCAACGGGATGCAGCGGAAGCTGGATATCTTCTTTGCCAACGACCGCCTGACCGAAGAGGAGTACGAAAAGCTGTGCACCCAGCTGGCCGAGAAACTGAAGGAGCAGGGGAATGCTTGATGTCATCGACGTTTCCCGCTGGCAGGGAATCATTGACTGGAAAAAAGTCAAGGCCAGCGGCAAAGTAGGCGGCGTGATGATCCGTGCAGTTTCCACCAAGAGCGGGCAGCTCTATGTCGATCCGTGCTTTGAAGCGAACTATGCCGGGGCCAAATCTGTGGGTTTGCCAGTTGGCGTATATGCTTACACCGTTGCGGTAACGGAAGGCATGGCAAAGAAGGAGCTGAACCTGCTCAAGACATGCCTGGAAGGGAAGAGCTTTGAGCTGCCCATTGCTATGGACGTGGAGGACCCCCATCTGAAAAGTCTGCCCGCAGCCGAGTTGACGAAACTTGTCAAAATGGAGCTCAGGGAGATCGAAAAGTGGGGGCTGTACGCGATCCTGTACACCTACTCGAACTTTGCCGACTACAACCTGAACATGTGGCAGCTGAATGACTTTGACCTATGGCTGGCGGACTACCGGAACAAGCGGCCGACCCGCAAGCACGGTATGTGGCAGTACAGCTCCAAGGGCAAGGTGGCTGGTGTGAGCGGCGTGGTGGACATGAACCATGTCTACAAGGATTACCCGAGTATCATTGCAAAAGCGGGTCTGACAAGCGTGAAGGGAGCGTGAACCCCACGGAAAGCTTTATCGTGACCCATTTCAACGAGGTGATCTCCCTGATCATCGCGGCGGCACTGGGATGGGCGGGGAAGGCGTTCTACGCCACCATCCAGGAGCAGAAGGCACTGAAAAAAGCGGTGAAGGCTCTGCTCCACGATAGACTCTATCAGAGCTGCCGGTACTACATCCAGCAAGGGTATGTTGACTCGGAAGGGCTGACCAACGTGGGGCTTGTATACGAGGCGTACCACGAACTGAAGGGCAACGGCACCGGCACGAACCTGTACGAGCGGATGGAGGCACTGCCGCTGAGGGAAGATCACACAGTCTGAACAGGAGGACTTCAAAATGGAGAAATATACCAATGCGAGTGCCGCTACCTGGGCGAGAACCATCTGCCTGATCGTGGCACTGCTGAACAGTCTGCTGGCTTCGTTCAACAAGAGCCCGCTGCCCATCGACAACGAGCAGCTCCAGCAACTGGTCAGCACCCTTATCACCGTTGTGGTGGCCATTATCAACTGGTGGAAGAACAACTCCTTCACCAAGGAGGCCATCGAGGCAGACGAACTGTTTGCACGGCTGAGGGCGGAGAACAACGCCAGGAAGTAATTAAAATGGAGCCTGAAGTTGAGTTCCTGTTGGGATGATATTCTGGCGGATGACGTAGGGCTCATGGGAGAATACCCTGTAGGCTGCCTGCGGGCGGTTTTTACAGGGTATTTTCTTTTTTGCGTGCGAATAGTCCATGGGAGCGATGGGCTGAGGATGAAAGATTCAAAATGCAGTTTTGATGTGGCAGTGGAAAATCAACATTTTTTTCGGAAGATGGACGATTGCGACGTAGAATTAAAGAAACGCACAGGAACGTAAAATGAAGTTCGATGATTGTGCATCAATTGTACACGAGCGGAGAGGAACGGACGATGATGCGATGGATTTTCCGTACAAAAGAATCTGTGCAAAAGTCTTGGACTCCTCTGATGAAATAAAATCTGCTGCAACTGTGGAGAAGATTGTAGAGATAGAAAAGAAATTAGGATTTATTCTCCCAACACAAGTTCGGGAATTTTTCCTCATAACTGAGGGAGTTAATGTATCTACAGGTTTGAGTATCAGCTTATCCCAGCTCTTTAATCTAACTATTCACGAGGAGCATTATTGTGTACTAGGCGAATTTTGGAAAGAGGCTGACGGAGATTTACTCCTACTTCGCCCCGGCGAAGAAACTGTCTGGTACTATGCCCATGAGCAAGACAAAGTAAAATTTTTGCGGAATACCATGTATGAATTGTTAGAAAAAGAGTTAGTGAATTATCTGCGAGAAAATTAAAAATATTTTTGACTATCAAGCAGACAAGGAGGGGGAGCATGGAACTATCCATACAGGAACGATTGAAAGACCTGCGTGTGGAACGAGGGCTGACGCTGGAACAGCTTGCGGAGGAAACTCATCTTTCCAAATCTGCTTTAGGCAGTTATGAGGGAGACAATCTCAAAGACATCAGCCACCATGCCCTTATCCAGCTGGCAAAGGTTTATGAAGTGACCGTTGATTACCTGCTGGGACGCTCTAAAACAAAAAATCACCCAAACGCCGATCTTGCAGACCTGCGCTTGAGTGATGATATGATTGAACTATTGAAAAGTGGGCGGGTGGATACTTCCCTCTTGTGTGAGCTGGCGGTACACCCGGATTTCCCCCGGCTCATGGCTGACCTTGAAATCTATGTAAACGGTATCGCTGGCAAACAGGTGCAGAGTGCAAACGCCATTGTAGACGCTGTGAGTACAACCATTATGAAGCAGCACAATCCCGGCTTGACCGACCCGCAGTTAAGACAGCTTATCGCCGCCCATATTGATGATGATAGTTTTTGCCGCTATGTGATACAGCAGGACATAAACAAGATAGCTCTTGACCTGCGGGAAGCACATAAGGAAGATTTTTTCAGTGTCCCGGAGGATAACCCACTGGAAGATTTTTTGCAGACCGCCGAGGAAACCGCCAAAGAGGGCAGCGACCCGGAGCAAGCGTCGCTGGCGTTTATCTGTAAGCGGCTCAAATTGAACTTGAAGAAGCTGTCCGAGGAAGAAAAGAAGTGGCTGAAAAAGATTGCACAGAAGTCGGACTTGCTGAAAAATCCGAACCCACAGCGGGGGAGAAAATAGAGAACGAGAAATTGGAGGGAGTAAAGGTGCAGGAGGCAATTATAAAATTGAAACTTCTCGGTCAAATGCCAGACGCAGTGAAAGATGACCCTACAGTAGAAACCATCAACATGTATGACGAATTGCTCTCCAATGTAAAAACGCCATTGACAAGAGAAGAAGTAGGCGTATTGATTGACATTTTCCCCGAAGGTGGAATGTATGGAGTAGAGTGGGATTTGCTAAAATTGGTAGAGTCTTATTTGATAGAAGCGCCATCAAGTGAAGAGTATCGAAAATTGATTACTGCTTGTCCAAGTGAAGAATGGCGAGAAACTATGCAAGCCCGTTTAGATAATTGGAAAAACAACAAACAATAACTTGTTGGGGAGATAGCAAAGCCAGTCGAGCCAGTCAACGGTCAAGATGAACGGCGCATTTCATGCGCCGCCGTTGACAGCCCCGCCCGTCTTTGCTAATGGGCAATCAAGGCGGGAAAGCCCTAAAATGGCTTCCCGCCCATTTCTAAGAACTGATAAGTCAGATTTGCTGAAAAATCCAAATCCACAGCGGGGACGGAAGTAGAGAACAATAAATAAGAATTTACAGGAGGAAAATCAATGGAGAACTTGATTAAGTTTTTAGAAGATAAGATAACGGATAAAATGTCTGTGGAAGAAATAGTTGATGTTTTTGAGCAGATGTGCAGCACACCGCTTGAAGAAGATATGGTTTTATTTGAAACCGGAACATTTACTGCTTTTTCAAAAGAACCATTTTTTCAAATTTCATTAGTTCGACAGTTTTCAAATGATGATGAAGAGTTTTATCAAATCCATGTAGTCATCTTGTATAAGCCAACCGCTGAAAATAAAATTTTCAGCGAAACAACATGGGACGAAGATTTAGACGAAAATATATTTGACTATATCAGAAAATCAGCGTCGTTTGCTTATGCAAGAAATCATGAATACATCGAGGTAAAAATATATATGGACGAAACTTAACTTCTCATTTATCAGGGAGATAGCAAAGCCCTAAAATGGCTTCCCCGCCCATTCCAATTTTGAGAGAAAAATCTGTTTGCTTTTTGTGAGTGTGTCCACAAGTTCGGGACATTTTGTCCCGAAGTCCGGCGTGGGACGAGGAACGGGGGCTTTCATATACGCCCTGTCTGCTGACGAAACCAGCCCTGCGCTTGCGGCTCCACGACACGCAATCACAGCCCTGTTTTCCTGCTGCTTCAAATGCCCTTGCCCGACCCGGCGGCAACCTCATTTTCGCAGCAACGCCGACAGAGCGTATAACACACTACACTTTGCAAGCAAAGTCGTGTGCCAAGGGGCAAGCCCCTTTGGAAACCCCGGACAACAAAACAGGCTGAATATCTCGCACTTTTTCGGTGCTTGATACTCAGCCTTTATTTGTTGTCAGCAGCCCCCGTTTCGTGGTCTGCGTGTAGTTCCTTGTAAACTGACCTAAAGCAATCCATCGACATTTATTCGGTGAGTTGTATGATTGGGCGGGACAGGTACGGATGGTCAACCTGTCCAAAAAAGGAACGCAGTTCTGCCCGGTGGAGGAAATCCCACGGGTGAGTGCGGCAATTTTTAAGCGTCTTGCGCAGAATAATCTTCTTTGTGGGCTTGCAAGAAATGATTTTATCGCTGCATTGGTGGATCTTTATCAACGAACCAACGAGCTGCACCCATTTCGGGAGGGCAATGGGCGGACACAGCGCGTCTTTTTGTCACAGTTAGCAGAAAATGCGGGGTATGATTTGGATTTCACTGCGGTAGATCCGGACGAGTTGATGATCGCAACGATTTATGCGGCGCAGGGAATCGAAGCGCCGCTGCAACAGGCATTTGAGAAAATCGTCCAAAATGAAGAATGACCCGAACCGCTCCGGCGTGCAGAAACGCACGCCGGGGCGGTTTTGCTGTACAGAGCAGGTTTGGGCTGCATAACTACATTGCATTTTGTGAACGGAAATCTGAAACTTTTTCACATCTGCGAAAAAATAACGCTTTGTGCAAAAATCAGTGATAATCATTTTGGATTTTGTGCTATAATTGAAACACGAATCAGACCCATTCCCAATTGGAGGAGGCTTAACAAAAA